TTAGGTCTCTTCACCATTTTCTGCATCCGTGTGTATAGGACAGAAATCAGTATTCGCTATTGCGATATGACTGCATAATCCTCCCTTTTGGGTTAACGCAGTACACCGATCGATCATATCTTTCTCTTTAAATCTGTAGGTAAAATAGCCGTCGTTTCCTTTTGGCTCTTTTTCATAAACGTCAACACTGTAATTTCGCCAGCTCTTGTCGATCCGATCACTTTTAACTAATTGATATTGTTTATCTTTACTTACTCGATACCAATAGCCATTAAACTGTATGATTTTTTGTTTCATACCTCGAGTGTCAAACGAATCATATACCTCTCCGTCGAGGCATCCTCCGACAAACTTAACTTTCGCTTTTCCAACAGCCATGTTGTTCTCCCTTCAATTGATTTTAATCTATCCAACGAGCATAAATTCGGCGGATCATGCCCCAGTCTTTGTGTCCCATTTGCTTTGCTATTCTGGATGGGTCTTCACCTGCGGTCAGCATGGTCGATGCATAGGTATGGCGGCAGGTGTATTGGCTGCGATAGGCGACATTTGCGAGTTTGAGTGCTGGATTCCAAAAACGCTCGCGTGGGACGCCATCATAAACCCACGGTTTCATGTTGCGCGGATCTAGAAAAATACGTTGCTCTGGTGCTAGGTCAGGGTGATAGCTTTTAATGTGCTTTAGCACTGCCAAAGCTCGGCTATCAAGTTCATGAGTACGGGCAGAACTCAGCGTTTTTGTGCCTGCTGTTTTGCCATTGACGATAGATTGGCGGATGTAAATGCGTGGTTTGTCACGGTCTAAATCAATGTCCTGCCAGCGCAGGCCTAATTGTTCACCGGTACGTAAACCAGTCCAAAACGCAAATATGTAAAAATCGCGGGCAGCATTGTCTGGTAGGGCATTAATAATCTTTTCGCGTTCATCAGCCGTGAAGGGTTTCGGCTCGGGCGCAGTCCTGGCGGCAGGTTTGCATTTATCAATTGGGTTATTCGCTAGAATGTCGTCATATACCAGTTCCTTGAAAACGCAGTGCAGTACAGAGCGGATTTCATTGATGGATTTACCAGATAAATCAACCTGCGCCGCCCAGTCTTTATAGTGAGATGGCTTAAATTCTGCTGCTGTCATCTGGCCAAAATTGGGCAGAACATGCGTGTTTACCTTACTGACATATCCTCGATAAGTGCTGCGTGCCCAGTTTTTGCTGTTTCGATGAAACCATAAATCTACTGCTTTACTGATGGTTATATACGCGGCTTTATTGTTGCTGAATTTGTAAGCATTAGGGCTCGCAGGAAAATGTCTAGCGTAATCGAATTGCCCCATATCAATTTCATAAAGAACCTGTTCACGTTTGCGCGCGACTTCAGCTAATCGGGTTTTTGTTGGCGCACCGCGAATGGTTTCGCGGCAGCGAACTGCCTGATACATAAACTCAATTCGAATTGAGTTTTCACCGGCATAAATACCTTTGTATTGGGTTGGCTGCATGACTTAATTCCCTGTTTCAATCCAATCCTGAAAAGCAGGAAGACAAATAAAAATGCGTCCATTGCGTTTAGTCCAGTGAACATCTAAGCGGATCTTGCCTTTAACACGTAATGCATTTATCGCATCTTTGGACCAACCAATCAGTTCTGCACATTTTTCGACTGTCACCCATTTGAGTGGGTACGACTGAAGTAAATCTTGATCTGTTTGCTTCATGAATAGCCTCATTTAAGGGATAGCAAAAGCCAGCCCTTTTAAATTCAATTAATGGGGATTTTCAAAAAAATGGCGCCAATAGCAGATTGCGGAATTACTTTGGGGCTTAGGTTGGTTGGTTTTTCGCCCTGACAATGAATGTAATCAATTACCCCCCAGTCGTCAACTGCGAATATTGATAAAATAGCTATAAATATCATGGTGTTAACGACGTTAATGGCGTTAACGGTTTCAACGGTGTTAAAGGCATAGTTGGCTTCAACACCGTTAAAGAGAAATAAACCGATTAAGATTTGATGATTTAAAAAAGTACTAAACATCTGAATTTAATCACTTTTCATTGATGATTCTGTAGGTTTTACAAAATTCGGCTTTTGTGAACTGTCCTACTCGGTCGATGAACTTCACAACAATTTCGACTTGTTCGTTTAGTGTCAGGACTCCGCAGATAATCCCGAGATTTTCAGGCTGAAACTTTGTCTCCCGATCAATTTTGATAACGGTCAGATTTATGAGCTCGACGACTTCAGAAATACTGAATTGTTCGCTGTTTGATATTTTGGGTTTAGTCATTTCATGTTCCGTACAGTTATTTACACAAGTCCAAGGTTGCCCCCTCGCGTCCCGACACCGACCCGCCTAAAGGCGGGATGGTGTCGGTGCCACTCGGCGGCCCCGGTGTGATGTGCCATTTTCGAAAGCGAGTAATTAGAGTGAACCCGCGATAGTTGAAACCAACTACCGAAGGCTTTCGGATTTCCTGATAGCGATTTAAAACGGACTTGCAGACTTCCCCAGTCTGAAAATCGATTTCCTCACTTTCGCGGATTTGATAACACGGGCTGAGCGTGTGTTCTTTTTTGGGTGTATTGACTGACTTCATTGCGATGCAAAACGCCGCCCAGTTGGCACTATCTGCGGCAGCGTATGAGTCATTTAAATCGTAAAACGGTGAGTCACAGGCTTTAAGTCGGCGCAGTTCCCGCCAGACCGTAACACTTGGCCCGCCGATCTGCTGGAACTGGCGAATACCTGCCGCTTTTGACCATGCGTTGATGCGGGCAGCGACCAAATCTGAGGCTTGGCCGCTGGTGTCGGTGCCGACTGCAAAGCCATCGATGTTTTTTGAGATGTATTTGGCGATGTAGCCGGCAGCGCTGCCTTTTTGTGGGTCTATGTCGATGAACTTCACCCGATACAGTTTTGCGCCTTTCTCGTCTGGCGAATCCTGCAAGCCATAGTGGCTGATGATGTCTTTAAATGGTTGTAGTTGGTGCGGCGCCATAAACAGCAACAGGTGCCAGTGCGGTGTTCCGTCGTGGTGCGGTTCAACTACGCGAAAGCCATAAGGTTTGATTTGTTCGCGGTCTAGTTTGGCGCGGCAGAGTTGCCAGACATGATTCAGATAATCCTGGGCATCGTTAATGCTGGAACCGTCATAAGCAGAATTCGGAATGCCGGTGGCGTTGGTGGCGTGCATCCGTGATGGTGTAGTTAAAGTGACGAATACCGCTACGTGCTGGCAGTATTGGGCGACTTCTTCAAAGCCGCGAATTCTGACCATCAGTTCATGACGGCGGATCACCGGATTACTGATGTTGTGTTCGGCAATCTCCGACAGCGGAATACTGAAACCTTCTTCATTTTGCAGATAGGTGTTTTGCATGTATTGCTGGCTTAAGAGCTGATTGTGGCGGTGCCGGTTTAACGAGACATCACCGCAATACACGGCCCGACGTTTTGACACATAACCCAATGCGCGCTCGACCTGATTAATCAGTGATGCCGTTTTGCGGCGAATACGGCGCAGCCAGAACTTGGCATCCTGCAGCCGGTTTTGTATTTCGGTGTTGGTGTAGTCGAGTTTGCCCAACTGGTATTGCTCGAAACGGAGCAGGGCAGAGGCAAGGTCAGCGGTTTTGCAGTAATCGGCCTGACTAACGGCAAAGCGTTTGAGTTCGGAAAGGTCAGCCGAGAAATCGAGATCAGCAATCACCATCGCCTGATGAATGGTATTGAGCAGATAGAGGGCGTGATTTTCTTCGACCAGCTGTTGGTCAGACAGATATTTTTTCAGGATGTGTAACCCACCGTTAGGTTTGATAATAACAGAGGTAATAAGGGAATAGATGGGAAAAAGCGGGAATTCATGGGAATTCCTTTGACCACAAGGCTTAGAGACGAGTGTTACATGATTTTTGTCGGCGAAGAATCGAATGCGTGTGCCGTACGATTTGATAAAAACGAAGCCACAAAAATGAATGAGTTCGAAGAGTTTGATAAATTCAGGAAAAAGCACCCATTCAAGGAGGATCCAAGTAAATTGGGGCTTCAAGGCCAGTTTAAGATGGTTTTAAAATCGAAAAGGGATCAAATTCGCTTCCGGATCCCTTTTCGAAAAGGGAAGAATGAGATCCCTTTGCGTAAGCATATGATTTATAATGGATAATCAGGATTCTGGTGTAAGGCTGATCCCTTTGCATCTGATCCCTTTGAATCGGATCACATTGTCCGTCCAAACCACAATACTTTGCCCACTATAGATACGTCATTAGGCATCGCATCAAGTTTCACATCAAATGGTTGATATGCTGGATTGGCACTGGTGATGTGCAGCACACTTCCTGGGAGCCGCTGAACTCGCTTCACAACTAAGTTGTCGCTATCGATCCTGAGCACATAAATACCATCGCCAGGGAGGTTATCCCTTATATCTACCAAAATCACGTCTCGGTCATTTAATGTGCCTTCCATGCTGTCGCCAACGACTGTAATGACAGCACAGTTTTTTGGATTCACTCTTAACACCTGCTCCAGCCAGTAGCGCCTGAAAGCCATTGTGTGCATGCGAGTTTCATTTTCCAGGTGGACTCCATGCCCTGCAGCGGCTTTGACGTTGTATCGGGGGATAAATACAAATTCCTCCAGGTCAACAGGATGGCCGTCAATGTCAAAAGCTGAATGAGCAGAAGGCGCAGAACCGCTGTTTTCTTCTTCGCCGGTAGCAAGCCAAGAAATGCTAACTCCAGCATACTTTGCGATAAGAACTAATTTTTCCAGGGTTGGAGTTGCCGTCCCGCTCACATATTTGTGCAGCGCACCGTAGGAGATTCCGGTCTCTTTAGCGAACGCTCTTAGGCTTTTTGAGCCAAGTGCGCTTACAAATCGGGCTGAAAAACCTAAATCCGCATCCGATTTGTTATCACTATAAGAATCATCTAATTCTACTTCTGACGTAGACATGTTTTGCTTTTCTCTTTTGAATCAATGTTTTACTGTTTAAGTTAAATTATCAGTCACTAAAAGAATCAAAAAGTGATTGACCGGTCTCTTTTGTGGATCAATACTGTATTACAACGAATAACACTTAAGCGTTATTACAAGTAATAACAACAAAGGATCTCAAAAAATGTCTCCCAATGGAACCACTAAATGCGATTGGCATAGAGCAGACATAATCGCAGCTCTAAAGAAGAAAGGGACTTCTTTAGCTGCGTTATCCAGATCAGCTGGGTTGAATCAACGGACTCTAAATAATGTTTTGGAGCGTAAGTACCCCAAAGCAGAAGAGTTGATCGCAAATGCGCTTGGTGTAAAGCCTTCTGAGATTTGGCCTTCGCGTTACCCATGCAATTCAGACGAGGTCGGCCATGACTAAAGAGTGGTTCACCTCTGGAGAGCTTGCCGGCATTTCTGGCATGCCTAAGACAGTTCGTGGTGTCAGGATTAAAGCCGAAAAGTCTCTTTGGTTGTCACGCGCTAAAACTAAAGGCCAAGGGTTTGAATATCACGTTTCTAATTTCCCTGATGAAGTAAAAGCGGCATTACTTTCGAACGAGGCCGCAGGTGAGACTTCAAAAGAAATCTCTGAGCGAGTTGAGCGCGAGATAGCAAATGAGGCAACTAAAGAACAGTTAAATTCTGAGTCTCAGATGCAGGAATTGGCAAAAATGCCTGTGAATCAGAGCAGCCTTGTTTTAGCCAGGTTGGAGCTGTTATCTGCATACAATCAATTTCTGTCCCCGTATAAAAAAGCCCGTCAACTCACCGTTGGTGAAAAGTTGTTTGTGGAGCAATACAACTCCGGCGCTTTGCAGATGCCGAACTGGGTAAAAGTCGAAATACCTACAGTCAGTGTGATGACCATTCGACGTTGGAAGGCAAAGCGTGAATCCAGTGGGACCACAGCACTCGCTGATGCCTATAAAAAAACAAAAGCATCCACCTTTGAGCGATATCCAGAGGTCGCTGAGTTCGTGTTGGCATTGATCACAGCCAAGCCTCATCTGATGAAAAAGAGCAGAGAGGTGGCAAATTTAATCGATGTGAAACGCCGGGAGCTTTACAAGGATTGGCCACAAGTATCTGCGTCAGCTGTTCAACGACATTTGGAAAAGCTAAGCCAAAGTATCGTGACGGAGCTGGCCTATACCACAAATCCCAGAGAATTTAACAACTCACACCGACCTCTGTTTGGCCGAATGTATCCGTGGATTTCTGGGCCAAATCAGGTGTGGGAATTGGATTCAACCCCGACAGATGTGCAGCTTAATGTAGAAGGCAAGGCGAGAAGATACAGCATTATCGGCGCTATCGACGTTTTCACTCGACGGCTGAAAGTGGTGCTGATGCCAGCTTCGAGTAGTGAAGGCATTTGTCTTTTATTGCGTAAATGTCTGCTGGATTGGGGCATCCCAGAGCCAGATTCTGTGATCCGAACTGACAATGGTTCTGACTACGTCAGCAAAACGACCATCGGGATTTTCAATTTACTGCAGTTAAATCAAAGCCGCGCGAACGCTTTTAGTGGTTGGGAAAAACCTTTTATTGAACGAGCTTTTAAAACGCTAAGCCATGGTTTGATGGAGAAGCTACCTGCATACCAAGGCCACAACGTTGCCGACAAAAAACGCCTGCAGGATATGCAGAGTTTTGCTGAGAGCATTGGTGCGAAGCGTAAGAAACGTGATCAGGAACTGCTGGAATTGTCTCTGACACCTGCTGAGCTGCAGGGGATTCTGGATGACTGGCTGGCCTTTGATTACCACCACAAAAAACACTCTGGCTTGAAGGACATGACGCCGTTTCAAGTCTATGCCGAAAGTGGCTATCGGCCACGTGTGCCGGCCAACCCGCATAGTCTTGATTTACTGCTGAATTACGTCGGAACAGCAACCGTGATCCGCGGATCTGTATCAGTGAACTCAGTGAAGTACACAGCGCCAGAACTGATGGAAAGCGCTTGGGACCGTCGGACTGTTCGGGTGTTTCTTGACCCGAGTGATGTCGGCCGTGCCACGCTTTACCCAAGTGATAGCTGGGGGGACTTTGTTGAAGCTATCAACATGGACTTAATTGGCCGTGATATCGACCCTGGCCAGTTCCGGGAGCGCCGCAAAGAAGCCACCAAAACATTGCGGGAGTTTAAAAGGACTGCTGAACAGCTGCAGGAAAAATTCGGCATCAATGAGCTGGCGGCCGTTGAGTTGGCACAGAAGAAACTCGCAAACCAAAGCCTCATTGGTTTCAACAGACCAGGGCAAGTGTCAGACAACGAAGCTATCGCAGCATTAAGCCAATCAGCAACAAGCCTATTAAACAAATCGGCAGAGCCTGTGTATTCAGAGGCCGAACTGAAGGCTATTGCAGCAAGACGTGCAGAGATTGATAGGCGGCGGGAGCAATTAACGGAGCAAAGCAGCAAGGTGCTTCGCAGTGAGCATGAACAGGCTGAGTTTTTAACCAGAGAAAGTCTGGTTCGAGAACTAACCAGTGCAGAAGCCGATTGGCTGAAGAAATTCCGCTCGACGCATGTCATGACCAGAAAACGTCTCGACAGAATTTTAGAAGAGGGCAAGCGCGCCAACGGATGACACCGGTCGCGCTTACCAGCAAACCGCTTGGCTGTTGCAAAGCCATGCAATTCACAACACGGAGTATATAGATGAAAAACAAAACAGTCGAAGTCAAAAACGTGACCCGAACGCAGGAAATGTTCGAGAACCTGAGTTCGCGCAGCATGATCACACCAGGCATTGGCCTAATTCATGGCCCAAGCGGCTTCGGTAAAACGACCACTGTCACATACATGTTTAATGAATTGACCGTGTCGGGCCAGCAACCACTTTATGTGCGCTGCTATGCAACGGACACCCCTAGTTCATTTTTAGCGCGGGTTATGGGGGAGCTTGGCGCACAACCGATGTTCCCGCTGCGCAAGATGGTTGATTACGTGGTTCAGGCGATGAACGAGCGCAGTTTGGCGCTGTTTGTTGACGAGGCCGACCACATTGTCAGCCAGGCAAAAACCATGGAAACCATCCGTGATTTATACGACAGCACTGAGCAGCCCGTGGTGCTGATTGGCATGGAAGAAATTGCCCGCCGTATTTCTCACCGCAAACAACTGTTTAACCGGATCTCGGAGTGGGTTGAGTTCGTGCCTGCAGATATTGAAGACGTCCATTTGTTCGCAACAGATCTGGTGGATGACCGGGTTCAGGTCGGTGAAGACCTGCTCGACTTTATCCGGCAAAAGTCGGGCGGTGAAGTGCGCCGTATTTTAATCGCTTTGGAAAAAATCGAGCGTGCGGCACTGGCCAGCGGTGAAACCTTTGTCGATTTGCACAGCTGGGGCAACCGCCCACTGTTCCTGAACCATCGTCGTTAATTGCGGAGCTGGTCAATGACTAAACACGAATTAGCTTGGGACAAGATGAAGCAAATGGAGCGCTTCACTGTTACCGACGTGGCTAATGCGGTTGAGATGGACCTCGAAGAATGTCGCAAATCAATAAAACGCCTTGAAAAATCAGGCTATCTGGAAATTGTTTCGGGAATTGGTGTGGCTGGAAGGCCGTATTTTTATCGGGTGAAACCTGAGGTTACCACCACACCACAGTTTGGACGTGGTGGTACAAGCGGACTGAAAAAAGTCCGCTCAGGCATGAATGGGCAGCAACTGATTTGGAACGCATTGCGGATAAACCGAAAGTTGACTGTTGGGACTGCAGAGGCAGTTACAAAACTAAATTCAAGAACGATTTATCGCTACCTGAATGACCTCGAAAAAGCTGGCTATGTGAAGTGTCAGCGGCATGACAGGGTTGGTTCGAACTTCGACCGGACTGGCGTGCAGAACATTTGGAAACTGATCCGTGAGACAGGCCCCAAAGCTCCAATTTTGCGCAGAGGCAAAGGGTTTTGGGACCAGAACGAAGATAAGTTTTATTCCTTAGATGGTGGAAAAACTGTTGGAGGCCGCACGGATGAAGTGGCTTGAAGTATTGAGGGAGCAGGTGGGCCTAAACGGTCAACGGCCAGTTGCTGACAAGCTTGGTGTCAGTAACACAGTGATCAGTCAGGTCGTTAACGAAAAATACCCTGGCGATATGGGCCGAATTCAGGCGCTGGTGGAAAGCGTGTACATGAGCAAATCAGTGCTTTGTCCGGTGCTGGGCGAAATTGCCTGGCATACCTGCCAGATGCACCAGAAAAACACTCACACCGGCAATCCGACCAAGCTGCGCTTGTATCGGGCCTGTCGCAGTGGCTGTGAAAACTCTGACTTGCCAGTGACGCAAAACATCCAGTTAAACCCGAGCGCCACACTTAATCGCAGCCTGAAGGTTTACGACGCAGATGCTGTTATAGCCAGGTTAAAACGCCAGGTGGAATCAGACGGCGGCGGACCGGCCCAGTTGGCAGAGTTGCTACAGGCAGAACTGAAGAATTTGGCCACCAAACTGAACAGAACGGACAAATGACCATGAAAAACGCAAACGATATCAAGTTGGCACTCCGCGATGCCACCAACGCAGTGAACCTGTTGGATAAACGCGGCTACAAGGTGATTGGCCTCAGCATGAATCACGTGCAGCCAATCATCACCATCAGCACACCACCGGCCAGCAAAACGCCAAAGGGTACAGAGATCCGCTGTATCCGTGAGCGTGGCGCTGCGCCAGAACGAATTATGGCTGCGGTATTCAGTGGGTGCCTCGTCACCTGGAATGCCGACGATTCGGCCATGCAGTAACCCGCCAACAACCATCGCTATTGGAGACCCCATGGATACTTCTACACATGCAATTCCTGCCGGCTACTGGCAGAACGCTCAGGGTGCGTTAATCCCTGTGGAAATGGTGAAGCCGATTGACCGGGCACGGAATGATTTAGTGCATGAACTGGTGCAAAAGGCCAATGAACTGAGCCAGTTAATGGCCAAGTTTAAGACTTCAGCTTTTGCTGATATTGCTGCTTTTGTTGACCTGTCGCTGGAGCAGTACGACACCAACGTTGGCGGCAAAAAGGGCAACTTGACGCTGTACAGCTTTGATGGCCGCTACAAAGTGCAGCGCGCTATTCAGGAGCACCTGCAATTTGATGAAAGGCTGCAGGCGGCACGGGCACTAATTGACGAATGCCTGGCTGATTGGACGGCCGGCGCTGCACCGGAATTAAAAGCTATTGTGGCCAACGCCTTTAACACGGACAAGGCCGGCAACATCAGCACCAGTCGGGTGCTGGGACTGCGTCGACTCGATATTAAAGACGAGCGCTGGCTTAAGGCCATGACCGCAATTGGTGAAGCGGTGCAGGTTGTCGGCAGCAAGGCTTACATCCGGGTGTATGAGCGCATCGGCGAGTCAGATATGTACCGGTCTATTCCCCTGGATATTGCGGCGGTGCAGCTATGACAGCGCCAGCACGTAAGCGAGCCGTACGGCCTGACGATGAAGCCATTCGGCGTGAAATCGCGGTGTCTTTGGCTATTCGGGAACAGTACGTCACTAATCAACCAGGTAACACCTTTGAACAGGGAGTAGCTGCAGCGCTGCTGTGGGTACTGGGCAACGGCGAACTGCCGAACGGGGAGACAAAGGGATGGATGAACTGACCAAAGCATGAAGCGAAACAGTCCGGTATTGATGACCGGGCTGTCTATCCAGCGTCGTGGCTGGGTACTGATGAGCAGCGAAGAGGTAAGCAGTTTTGCAGACGAAAACATCAAAGCAGCATCTGATTAAGATGCTCCACATCGGCAAAAGCCAACTGCACATGGCCGATGAAAGCTATCGGGCGCTATTGGCCCACCACGGCAAAGGCAAAACCAGCAGCACTCAGTTAAACATTGTAGAGCTGCAGGCTGTGTTTGATGCCATGGTTAATCTGGGTTTTAAGGTCGCTAAAAAGCCAGTTAAACCGGGGCAAAAACGCTTAAGCCCAGCCCGTGCTGATGGCCCGCAGGACATTCGCGCAGTGATCCGCGCTGTTTGGGTATTTATGGCCAAGGCCGAGTTCCTGAACAATGGCAGCGAAACCGCGTTGAATAGCTGGGTGCAGCGCATGACCGCTGAAATGAATAGCGGCATGGGTGTCGCTGAGGTGCAGTGGCTGCAGGATGACATGGCCGTGAAGGTGCTGGAGTCTTTGAAGCGTTGGTGCCGGCGTGAAATGTTCAACGCTCTACGCTCTGACGGCCACGAAATCCACCCACAGGCCAGTTACAGCCAGGTGCTGTCTAAATGGCAACGAATCTATGAAGGGCAGAGCGCATGAAGTTAGGCCGCTGCCCAGTTTGTCACAGTCACATTCAGCTGGACGCATTGATCCAGGATGAAGCTGGCCGTCAGCTACTTGGCCTGATGTCAAAGCTGGGTTACCAGCTGGCACCGGCGCTGGTGAGTTATCTGGGCCTGTTCCGGCCCGCCAAACAAGACCTATCCAATGGCCGCGCTTTAAATCTGGCGCAAGAAACACTGGCACTGACATCTAACCAGCCGTTGTTGGCTGAGGCACTGCGCGAGACTGTGCAAAGCATTCACAACAAACGGCACCAGGGCGAAAACAAGCCGCTGGCCAATCACAACTATCTAAGGCGGGTGATGGAAGCCAAGGCGCAAGCGCCGGTGGCCAATCGTTCGCCCAGTATTGAGCTGAAGCAACAGCACCAGCTGTCAGCAGCGGAAGACCGCAGATTGTTTGAAGAGCGCATGCAGCAGTTAGGCGGCCGTGTATTTACCAAGGTGGAACCATGAGCGAACAGCAGTTAGACGCCTTTTCGACGCCAGAAGAACTGCAGGATTTACTGCAGCAGTTGGAGAATTTGCCTGACGACCAGCGTCAGGATGTGGTGAAACGCATTCCGGCCATGCTCCAAAGCCTGATGGCACTGTTCACCAGTGAGCTGCGCAGCAAAGGCGCCAAGGATCCAGAACGGCTGGCAGAACACCTGGTGATTTGCATGGCGAACTACTTTGGCGGCATGCAGCTGTATTTACCACGCAACGATAAGCTGGCGCTGGAACTTCGCAACATCCGGATTTACCAGCAACACCGGGGCGGCAATACAGAACAGCTGGCGCGCCAATACGGCCTGACGTCAATTCAGATTTATCATATCGTGCGGGAGCAGACTGTGGCTGAGCGGGCTAGACGGCAGATGGGGTTGTTTTAGAAACGCTAGGTTGTTGAGTCTTTTAAATGTTTTCCGTTATAGTCACAAAATTGACCATGCAAAGGAAAGCCAATGTACTCTTCTGAAACTCTCAACCTCGCAAAACTTGTTGTTAACCAAGACAATCCTCGATTTCCTGAACCTCAAGAAAATCAAAGAGCTGCAATAAACACAATGCTCAGGTTACAACAAGATAAGTTAATACAACTGGCAACTGATATTTGCGAAAGAGGATTAGATCCGACTGAAAGAGTTTTAGTGGTGCCATCGATTGAATATGAGGGGCGCTTTAAGGTCCTCGAGGGAAATCGTCGTATAACTGCGCTTAAAATTTTGCACGAAAATGGTTTGATAGATGATGAAAAGACAAAAGCTGTTATAAGCCGACTAGCAAAAACAGCTCAGTCACTACCTCAGACAATCGAATGTGCAGTTCTGGAGGATGAGGCAGACTCTGAGCACTGGGTTTCATTGAAACATACAGGACAGAATAGTGGAAAGGGTCGTGTTGAATGGCAAACTACTGAAAAAGAACGTTTTAAAGCTAGCCTAGGCAAAGAATCCTATACGAATCAATTTTATACATATCTTATGTCGGAAGACATGTTTGAAGATATGAGAGCTGATATCAAAAGGTTGGTCAAACCTACGAATATAGGTCGCTTGCTAGGCGATCCGCATGTTCGAAAATGTCTCAATTTGGAGCCAATAAACGGTTTTTTATTTTGCAAGATTTCTAAAGAACAATTCTTTGATAAGTGTTATGTGTTGGTCAATGAAATGCTTGGTAACGGTGCTATCGAAAACTTTCGAGTGCAGAACATTTTTTATAAAGAAGACCGCTCAGGTTTGATGTCAAAGCTCCGCATCAATGAGTTTTTCACTGGATTGAGAGACAAACCATGGAAAATTAGTGAGCCTCAGAAATATCAGGAAGAAACACCGAATTCGCAAACTCAGGGAAGTGAGACTCAGCAAAGTGGTTCTGAAAAAAGCAGAAATGCCAATCAAGAAAGCACTTCCACTACTACTGATACGACTAAACCTGATAATAAAGAAACCGGCAGCAGGAAGCATCGACCTGAAAATTCAGATAGGAATAAACTGATTAGTCAGTATTTTACGCTTAAAATTGAGTCTCAAAAGTGCAATGAGATATTTAAGGAGCTGAAAACGAAGTTAGTTCCTATTGAACCGTATAAATACAGCATTAGTGTAATGATACGAATTTTTCTCGATTTATCAGTCTCATACTTCATCGAGCATAGAGTACCCAAGGCAAAGAGAGTAAAATGCCAAGGGCTACATGAAAAAATAGTTTTTGTTAGCAACTACTTGCGAGACAATGACGAATTGGCACCGAGTCAAGCGACCGCAGTACAGACATTTTCCAGCTCTGTTACGGGGAGAACTGGTGATTTACAACAGTATGTACATAACGAAAGTTTCCAGCCCGAAAAATCCAAGCTTATTGCCGAGTGGGATAATTTTTCTCCCTTATTTCGCGCTATCTGGAAATAACAAGGTCAATTTGGAATGAGATACTACACCCCGTTACGGTACCCAGGTGGAAAAGGCAAGCTTTCCTATTTCTTAAAAGCGTTGCTAGAAGATAATAATCTTGTTGGAGGCGCTTATGTAGAGCCATTTGCTGGTGGTGCAGGGATAGCCTTAGAATTGCTCCTTCAAGAATTTGTTAGCGAGATTTACATAAACGACATCGACTACGCTGTTTATTCTTTTTGGCGCTCTGTTATCGACCACACTGAAGATTTGTGTGCTGCTATTGAAAATACAGCAGTGACAATCGATGAATGGCATAAGCAACGTGAAATACTGAAATCTTCAGATGACATTTTGGAATTAGGGTTTGCTGCGTTTTTTTTAAACAGAACAAATCGGTCAGGGATTCTCAATGCAGGTGTAATCGGAGGGAAAAAGCAAGACGGAAAGTGGAAACTTGATGTCAGATTTAACAAGGCGGAGCTAATCGAACGAATCCGAAAAATAGCAAGTCATAGAGAGCGTATTCATGTTACCAATATGGATGCTGTTCAATTCTTAAACACAATCACACATATTTTGCCGCGTCGTTCTTTAATTTATTTAGACCCGCCCTATTACGTAAAAGGGCAAGGTCTCTACAGGAACTTTTACGAACATCAAGATCATGTAGATATAAAAAATGTCGTCGCGAGTATTCCTGATATTCCTTGGATGGTTTCGTACGACAATTGCCCTGCGATTAGAGAAATTTATTCAGATTTTGAAATCTTTGAGTACGCACTCCAGTACACGGCGCAGGATAAGAAGGTTGGTTCGGAACTAATGGTTTTCTCCGACTCACTAGCACTGCCTGAAACAACGCTTGGCAAAAGTCTAGTAGCTTAGTTAAGTAGTTTAATCTCAACAGTTTATCTAGAAAAACTAATCTGCGGTCACCAATGACCAACCGCAGATTAGGCCGATGTCCCCCAAGCTTAAACTCCATTTAAAAACTCATTCTTTTTCCCACGGCACCTATGGCGAACTGTTTGACGGTAATACCGGCGAACGGCTTTGCGTAACGGTCGAATGCCCCTGGTTAAACAACGAAGCGGGCCGCAGCTGTGTGCCGGCCGGCGACTATGTTGTTGAATTCCATGTCAGCCCACGCTTTGGCAAATCCCTGATTATTGCCGCACCAAGTCTTGGTGTTACCCACGAAGGCCCGAGCCTTCGCACTCACTGTTTATTCCATGCCGCTAACCGGGCGTCAGAACTCAAAGGCTGTATTGCGCCAGGTGTGCGTTTTGGCTCTGTTGACGATGACTGGGCAGTGCTGGATTCGCGTAAAGCACTCGACAAGCTGCTGGTACTGGTTGGCAACGATAAAGTGCCACTGCGTATCGAGCGTGCGTGATGGGGCGCAACTGGGACTGGAGCTTTGACTGCGGGCGCGAAAAACGCCTGCAGGCAGAGCACGCAGCTGCCCACGGCGGCGCACCGGTGCCGGTTAAACCACCTCTGCATAGCCATGACGGCACGATGCAATCTTTCTTCGAAAATGGCTGGGCCTCGCCAACACCGGTGGAGATCCAGCGTCATATCCACCCACCGCCGCCGATTGGTTTACAACTCAAAACCAACCAACGGCTGCGCGACCTGTTAGGAATTTGATTATGTCCATTGCACTTGTGGCCAGCGTGGCCGCCATGGCTGTGCGCCAAGGTCCAAACGTGATCCGCGGTATTGCGTCTTTATTTGGCGGGAATGATACCGCTGACAAAGTGGCCAACATTGTGGAGCAAGTCGGCAGTATCGCCGGTATCAGTCCGGAGCAAAAAGTTGCGAAAGTCGCCGAGAAAATCGCAGCGCTGCCACCGGAAGTATTGCTGGGGTTAGAACAGCTCAAAGTGGAGCTGGAAAAAGAACAAACCCGGCGCCAGGAGCTGGCTTACAACGACCAGCAAACCACGCACCGCGAAACCCAAATGACGATCCGAAACGGCGATAACGCCACGGACGAATATGTCCGTCGAACCCGGCCGATGATGGCCCGGCAGTCGTTTTATCTCGGGTCGTTGTATGTGATTGCGATGGAGCTGTTGCTGGCGATTGGTAAAACAACCACTGGCGCCGATTGGGCACTGGCCATGGCGATTTATACCCCAGCGCTTAGCTACATGGGCCTGCGGACTCTGGATGGCTTTGCGCCTTTTGGTAAAAACAGCAGCCAAAAGCCAGGGAAGCCGGCATGACAGATGTAATCGACCAGGCTGCACTGCGGGAAGAGCAGATCCGACAACAGGCTATCAATGCTGTGCTTAGCAAACCGCTTGAATCTCAGGATATCGACGACGCGGGCAATCATTACTGCAATGACTGCGGCATTCAGATCCCGCCCAAACGCATTGCTGCAGTGCCCCATGCCGTGTGCTGTATCGACTGCCAAACCATCCGCGAACACAAGGGAAAGCACTTTGTTTGAAGACATCAATTACACCGGGGCCAAGTTCTGGCTGGACTTTCTGCAAGTCGCTTTTACCGCGTTGATTGGCTTGTATGTCTGGCTCAGCAAGCCCACCAAGCAAAACAAAATCGCCACTGAACAGCTCAAGGACATTCTGGTGGCGCAGGACCGTCGACTGGGAGAACTGGAGTTAAAGCTGCAGTTCATTCCAGACCAGGACGAATTCCATGCCCTGGATAAAAAGGTGTCTGAGCTGGTCGGCAAGATGGACAACGTGCATGGCCGGATGCGCAGTGTCGACCAAAAACTGGATTTATTAATCGAAAACGAACTGCGAGGGAAATCCTGATGTTGCAGGAATTGATGACCGAACATCAGCGGCTGGCCATTTTACGCCTGCTGGCTGAGGACTCAGGGTATGACCTGAACGAGTCCATTTTACATGATGGCGTGAATGCGCTGGGGCTGGATATCAGCCGGGACCAGCTGCGGACACAGTTAGCCTGGCTCAGTGAACAGGGCTGTGTGACGCTCGACAAAGTTGGCTCTGTGCAGGTCGCCAAATTGACCGGACGTGGCTTAGACGCCGCCACAGGCCGCGCTCGCATCCCAGGGATTAAACGCCCAACACCACAATAAAAGGTGCCCCCGATGAATGACAAAGTCACCAGGGGCCGTCGCAGCAAAATCCATCTGTTACCCGAAGAGATCCGGCGTGAGCTGGACGCCAAGCTGCGCGATGGCCGCCTGACCCAGCAAGACGTGCTGGACTATATCAACGACCTTATCGAACAAAGCCAACTGCCTGAAGACGAAAAGTCAGAGCTGAAAATCAGCCGCTCTGGCCTGAACCGTTATGCGACTCATCTTGAAACCATAGGCAAAGACATTCGCGAACTGCGGGAAGTTAGCAATGCATTGGTTGCACAGCTTGGCGACAAACCTACTGGTGATGTCAGCAAGATGATTTTGGAGATTGGCCGCACTCAGCTGTTCAAAGCCATGATGCAGCAGTCGTCAGCGGAAGAAATGGATATCGGCCTGATTAAGGACGCCATGTTGGCTGCACAGCGCCTTGAAGCTGCAGCGATGCAAAGCCATAAGCGCGAAAAAGAGATCCGCCAGTTGTTTGCCGCTGAGGCTGCCGAAGCTGCTGAAAAAGTCGCGAAGCAAGCCGGTTTAACCGCCGAAGGTGTGGCCACGCTTAAACGTGAAATTCTGGGGATCGCCTGATGAAGCTGCGTAAGGTCATTCAGGCGTCTGTGCTGGCAAGCAGCCTGGTGCTATCGCCTTTGGCTCAGGCGATTCAGGTCAAAGCACCGGCCAGTCAATCAGCCATTGCAACCAATGCGCCTGTGCTGCAGGTGACAGCCGCGCAGAACGCGCAGGCAGTTGCTGATCACAACGCAGGCCAGCTCAGTCTGTTTGATCCTGGCGAAGTGTTGCTGGGTTACCAGAAACGCTGGATAGCGGACGAAAGTCCTTTAAAAATTGCTGAGAAAAGTCGGCGAACCGGCATTACCTGGGCAGAAGCATGTGATGCGGTGCTGTGTGCATCCACCCGGCGCCAGGATGGCGGCTGCAACCATTTCTATGTGGGCAGCAACAAAGAGATGGCCCGCGAGTTTATCGAAGCGGCGGCCATGTGGGCGCGGGTCTTTAATAAAGCCGGTTCAGAAATTCAGGAAGAGCTGTTTGTTGATGATGGCCAAGAAGGCAAAGAGATCCTGACCTTTGTCGTGCACTTTGCCAGCGGCTACAAGATTCAGGCGTTAAGCTCCAACCCGTCGAACCTTCGCGGTATGCAGGGTAATGTCACCATCGACGAAGCCGCATTCCACGAACGTCTGGCCGAAGTATTAAAGGCTGCCCTGGCATTGACCATGTGGGGCAGTAAAGTCCGTTTAATCAGCACCCATAACGGCATTGAAAACCTGTTCAACCAGCTGATTCAAGACAGCCGCGCCGGCAAAAAACGCTACTCAATCCATACCATCACGCTGGATGATGCCTGCCGCGATGGTCTGTACCAGCGCATCTGCCAGACACGAAAGCTCAGCTGGAGCATGGAAAAAGAAATCGAGTGGAAGGAAGGTCTGCTTAAAGACACCGCCACCGAAGAAGACGCGCTGGAAGAATATTTCTGTGTGCCCAAGGCAGGCTCCGGGGTCTATCTCAAACGGACGCTGATTGACCGGGCTATGGTCAAAGAAGTGCCGATTGTGCGCTTTAAGCCCTCCAAAGATTTTGAACTCTTGCCGGAATCCACCCGCGATAAGCTGGTGCTGGACTGGTGTAACGACGTTCTGAAACCATTGCTCGATGCGCTGCCGGATAACTGCCGCCATGTGTTTGGTGAAGACTTTGCGCGCCGGGGCGACTTGTCGGTTTTTGTCCCGCTGACCATCAAACCAGATCTCACCAAGCGGGTGCCGTTTGTGGTGGAGCTATCAGGCACCACCTATGACGCCCAGCGCCAAATCATGTTTTACATCCTGCAGCGATTACCCCGGTTTACCAGCGCGGCTTTTGATGGCACCGGTAACGGCGGCTATCTGGCTGAGGCGGCCCGGCTTCGCTATGGCACTGAAGTGATTGACTGCGTGATGCTCAGCCAAGCCTGGTATCGCGAGTGGATGCCCAAGCTTAAAGCTGAGTTTGAAGACGGCAACATCGAGATCCCGCGCCACCAGGATATTCAGGATGACCTTTGCAAAATCCAGCTCAAGAACGGGATCCCGCAAATTGAGAAAGGTTCAGGCAGCGGCTCTGATGGCCAACAGCGTCACGGCGACTTTGCAGTAGCGCTGGCCATGGCCATTCGCGCCAGCTGGATGGAAGGCGGCAGTATTGATTTTATTCCATTGCCCGGACGCACTGAAGCCGGCGATGACGACGATGACTTACCCAGCCATGACATTGGCTGCTTCTGACGGTACTCACCATGAAACGACAATCACCCATCCTCGACCGCTGGGGCAAACCCATCAATATTGACCTTGAAGTGCCGCAGACCAAAGATGAAGCCGCGCTGGCACACCTGCAAAGCCACTACGGCGGGCACCCATCGTCTGGCCTGACTCCGGGCCGTATTGCAGCAATATTAAAAGATGCCGAACGCGGCAACCTGATTGCTCAGTGCGAACTGGCCGAGGATATGGAAGAGAAAGATGCTCATATCCAGTCTGAGTTGGGGAAACGCCGGCTGGCACTGATGTCTGTGCCCTGGAACATCACCGCGCCACCTGGTGCCAGCGCTGAAGAAAAGCGCGATGCAGAAATGATTGAATCACTGCTGCGCTCTGCGACCTGGCTTGATGATGCGATTTTTGATGCAGCAGATGCCATTCTAAAAGGCTTCAGCAATCAGGAACTGCATTGGGATTACATCGAGAACACGCATGTCATTGTGGGATGTGAGTGGACAGATCCAAGCTGGTTCCAGGTGCATCCAAATGAACGCAACCAGCTGATGCTGCGCGATGGTAGTCATACCGGCATGGCCCTTCGCCAGTTCGGCTGGTTAAGCCATCGTGCGAAATCTAAAAGTGGCTACATTACCCGCACTGGTTTGGCCCGAGTTCTGGCATGGCCTTATCTGTTTAAAAACTACAGTGTGCGTGACTTGGCGGAATTTCTGGAGATTTACGGTTTGCCGCTTCGGATTGGTAAATATCCGGAAGGGGCCAGCCAGACAGAGAAAGCAACGTTACTTAGGGCCGTGATGTCGATTGGCCACAATGCCGGCGGCATTATTCCCAAAGGTATGGAGATTGAGTTTGAGAAGGCCGCAGACGGGGCATCAGATCCGTTTATGGCGATGGTCGCCTGGGCGGAAAAGTCGCAGAGTAAAGCGATTCTGGGCGGAACGCTCACCAGCCAGGCTGACGGGAAAAGTTCGACTAATGCGCTTGGTAACGTGCATAACGATGTGCGTGAAGATATCCGTAATGCCGATTTAAAAGCCCTTCAAAACAGCATTACACGGGACATTATTTATCCGTTGTATGCACTGAACTGTAAGAGTTACCAAAGCCCACACCGCCATCCGCGCTTTGAATTCGACACCTCAGAGGCTGAGGATTTATCTGCGCTGACATCACCGCTAAAAACTTTGGTGGAGTTGGGTATCCAAATCCCGCAAAGCTGGATCCATGAAAAAGGGCGGATCCCGATGCCGGCCAACAATGAACCCGTGCTGACACTGCAGGCAGTAAAGACTGAGCCAGTCGAGCAGCTGCGAGGGGTTGCTGTATTAAAAGCGGACGTCAGTACCGATGACCAGACAGCAATTGAACATGCCCTGGATGCGCTATCGGCTGGTGAACTCAATACCGATATGGTGAGTGTATTAAAGCCGCTGATGGCTTTGGCAGAGCAAGACCCGGATGGCCTTAGTGCCAAACTTGGCACTATCTGGCCTCAGATGGACGACCAGGCGCTGACAGAGCGGATTGCACAGGTCATGTTTGTGGCTGAATTGTGGGGGCAGGTGAATGCCGAAGCCATTTAGCCTGGCATCCGCTTTTGGTATGCCACCCAAAGATGCGGTGGCCTACTTTCGGGCCAAAGGCTATGCCGTCTCTGATAACTGGTGGGAAGTCTGGCAGGCGTCTCATGCCAGAGCATTTACCGTGGCCAAAGCCATGCGAATGGATGTGCTGACCACTATCCGGGCAGAGCTGGACAGAGCTATGTCTCAGGGCAGAACGGCAGACCAGTTCGCAAAAGACCTGGCGCCGACGTTAAAGAAGCTTGGTTGGTGGGGCAAGCAAATCTGGGCTGATGCAGCCGGTAATGCTCAGGAAGTGCAGCTTGGCAGCATGCACCGCCTACGCAACATCTACCGGGTCAATATGCAAACTGCGTACATGGCGGGCCGATATCGAGAGCAACTGGCCAATGTGGATGACCGGCCTTACTGGATGTATGTCGCTATTAAAGACAGCCAGACCCGGCCAAGTCATGCCAGGTTAAATGGTCGGATTTTTCGTTACGATGACCCTATCTGGAAACACATCTATCCACCAAACGGGTGGGGCTGTCGTTGCCGCGTTCGGGCATTGACCGAAGCCCAGGTGAAAAAGCTTGGCCGCTCTGTTGAAAACGGTGCTGGGTACATTGAAGAAATTAAGGCTGAAGCGGGCGTTGATAAACGTACCGGCGAAGTGATCACCGTGGACCATGTTCGGATTAACTTACCGGGTGGAAAGAGTATGCAGCCGGATGTGGGCTGGGCCTATTCACCAGGGGAAGCCGGTTTCGGGACTGATGTGGCCATCGCACAAAAGCTGGCCCAAGCCAAAGACATCGACCTTCGCAGTCAGCTTATCCAATCTCTCAATAACAGCGAGCTTCGCCAGGCACAATTCGCCAACTGGGTGGACAAGGCGCTGGAGAATCGCCGGGCCGGGAATTCGGTGCAGACTCTGGGGTTCATGCAGGATTCTATCCGCGATGTCGTCAACAACAAGCTCGGTATCGAGGCCAGTTATCTGATGGCCATCTCAGAAAAAGAGCTGCTGCATGCAGATAGCCCAAAACACCAGGCAAAAGGCGTCACGTTAAGTGCGACTGAGTATCAGCAATTACCAATGCTGCTGCAGCAGGCTGAAGCGGTGCTTTGGGATAAGGCGAATAATAATCTGATGTATGTGTTGCCATCGGTTGATGGTCAGGCCATTAAGATAATCGTCAACGCGAACTGGCAGATGAAGAAACAGCCACAGCTTTTAAACGCGGTGATCAATGTGTACAAAGTGCAGTGGGAAATGCTCGGTGGTGAGCAGTATGAAGCCATTCAGGGGAAATTGAGCAGGTAACGGTGGGCCTCGAACCTCACACTCCCAACGCATAGCGACGGCGATTTACCAATTAATCGTACGTTACCTGTCCCCATCAGTATAAATCGAGGATAGAAAATGACCAACCCCTTTGTGGTCGAACATAACTTTGATGAGCTGTCGGCTGCATTAACTGGCCTGCAGCATCGTGCTGAAGATTTAACACCAGCCATGCGCAAGATTGGCGGCCTTTTGTCTGACATCACAGAAGAAGCTTTTGAAACGGAGTCTGATCCGGTAACCGGTGAATCCTGGCCGTGGCTGTCTGAAAACTACTTAAAGCGCCGACCAAACCGACGCAATGGCCAAATGCTACAGGCAAGTGCCGGCGGTCTGGCATCGAGCATCGCAGTCGATACAGGGGACATCTGGGCACAGATTGGCAGCAACAAACCTTATGCTGCTATACACCAGTACGGCGGCACCGATGATATGGCGCCAGGACCAGCTGCTATTCCTGCCCGGCCTTATCTTGGCTTTGGAGAAAGCCACCATGATGAGATAGTCGGGATCATCAGAACTTATATTGAAGGGTGATTGTTACAGCGACGCACAGGAACGATTTTGGCGGCCTGTATTCGGATTTGGTGTCGTTGGGTTAAGTAGACATGCCTTGACTGTGTATGGCAGATTTAAAGGCCTATTAAACGGCATAAAATTTGGGATGCAGGACGCGTTGCATGAAAACTATAGAAATCGAATCGGTTGAACAATTTATAAAAGCAATTGGTAGTGATCACTTCTTTGTCCAGACAATCTATAGAGGACAATCATACAGGCAAGGTCTGTTGCCTGGAGTTTGTAGAGGAGATAATAAACGCAACACAACGAGTTCTGAAAAATTAATGTTGGAGCAATTGCGATTGCAAGCAGGCTCCTTAATATCGTCGAGCACGATGACAGATCTAGAGCTTATGATTTTTGCGCAGCATCACGGGTTAAAGACGAGACTGTTGGATTGGTCAACAAGTCCGCTGGTGGCTCTTTGGTTTGCATGTCAAGACGCAAACCCAAATTCAGATAGTTATGTTTACAGCCTTGAATGCGATGACATAGTTGTCACTCAGAGATCTATTTCAGATCCTTTTGACCTAGAAAGAACGGTAGTTTTTCAGCCTGCGGTGAACAATAATCGGATGGCGGCACAGTCCGGATGGTTTTCACTGCACCACTTTTCTGAGAGTGATGGTCAGTTTGTCCCATTAGAAGCAAATAAGCGTATGCAAGGTGACTTATTAGTCGAGTATTACATTAGTAAAAAAGTTCGTGAGTTTCTAGTTCTACAACTTGATGCTCTCGGTGTTCATCACAAAAGTATGTATCCTGATTTTTCTGGTCTATGTGAACATATAAACTATACCTACAAACACCTTTTAAAACCCGCAAAGACGAATAGTAAATTCCTTTAATTTAGCCACTTAAACCTTCTCCCGCAAAATCAGCTCAGTGAATTTTTTGACCTGAGCTGATATGTCCACCAAAACCGCCATCGCCCTTGCTGTTCTGACCGCCACCACTGGCGGCATGGCTGTATTGACCAGTGTGCTTGATTTGTCTGTTGACGATGAATGGGCGCAGCTGACACCAGATGGTGAATTCTCTGCTGTCGACGGCCGGCCTTTTGATGTGCCTGGCCGCAAATGGTTGATGAATGCCGATATCGCCGCTCAGGTGATTGCCCGTGTGCAAAGCCGTGCAAATGACCTGGTCATTGACTACGAGCATCAGACTCTGGAAACAGAGAAAAACGGCAAGCCAGCCCCGGCTGCCGGTTGGTTCAAAGAAATTGAGTACCGCCCAGGGCTTGGTCTCTTTATCAAACCTGTCTGGACGGAAAACGCAGCGGAGTTCATCCGCAAAAAAGAATACCGCTATCTGTCCGCCGTTTTCCCATACGACAAATCCACTGGCGCCGTGCTCGATGTCCGCATGGCGGCAATCACCAATTTCCCTGGTCTTGATGGCATGCAGTCTCTTGCCGCATTGGCCGCCCGGAAGTTTCAAACCAACCAACCTAACCACGGAGACGCCCACATGTGGAAACAACTTTTAGCCAAGCTGGGAATTACCCTGGCTGATGGCCAGGAGCCAACAGCTGAGCAAGTCGCTCTGGCTGAAACTGCATTGGCTGCCTTAAAGGCCAAAGCAGACCAGTCCGACAGCCTCAATGAACAAGTCGCAGCACTCAAAGCCAATCCTGGCAATGTCGACCTGCAGCAATATGTGCCGGTGACCACTTACAACGCTTTGTTGGGTGAAGTGGCTGCACTGCGTCAGAACGCTGAAACCGGCGATATCAATCAGCTGATTGAGAAAGGCCATCAGGACGGCAAAGTGCTGGCCGCTGAAAAAGACTACCTGCAGCAGTTCGCGACTCAGCACGGCTTTGCTGCGCTCAAATCATTGATTGCCGCCCGGCCAGTTTTGGCGGCGCTGAAGTCAACCCAAACCTCCCAAACCCAACAATCTGAATCCGGCAAAACGGAGCTGAGCGCCGAAGATCTGGCTGTGTGTAAAGCCTGCGGTATCAGCCCTGAAGACTTCCGGAAAACCAAAGAAGGAATGACCGCGTGAGCTTAGCAACCCGTGAAGGCTTAAAGCGTCGCTACCCAGTGAAGGCTGCGACCAAGTTAACGGCTAATACCGCCATCTTACTGGTGGCCGGCCTTGCGACTCCCATCGCGATGGTCGCCGGCTTATCAGGTGGTGTCAGCACTTTTGAAGTGGATAACACGGCTGGCGCTGACGGTGCTGCATTTGTGGAAGTGATTGTTGGTGAGCACAAGTTTGTGAACTCCGGCGATATCACCCGCGCTGAAGTCGGCACGACCGCTTATTTCGTCAATGCCCGTTCTCTGTCGAAGGTAAACACCGGTGGCCGTCCAGCTGCGGGGAAAATTACCCAGGTCGACGAAGACGGCGTGTGGGTTGTGCTCGGCGTTTAATGCCAGGCATCAGTTTTAACCGGTTTTAGGAAAACAACATGAAAATCACACAAGCTGCCTTATCGGCACTTTTCACAGCGGTCAATGCCGCATTTAACCAAGGGCGCAACTCATACACGCCTTCCTGGAGTCGCATTGCCACATTGGTCACTTCGACCACGTCGCAGGAAAACTATGGCTGGCTGGGTGAGTTCAGCCGACTGCGCGAATGGATTGGCGACCGCCAGGTCAACAAAGCCAAAGTGTTCGATTACTCGATTAAAAACAAAAAGTTTGAAGCCACTGAAGGTATTCAACGCGAGTACATCGAAGATGACACCTATGGCGTGTTAATGCCGAAGTTCTCGGACATGGGCTATGCCGCCGCATCACACCCGGATGAACTGGTGTATGCGTTATTGGCCGCCGGCTTTACCAGCAACTGTTTTGATGGTCAGTTCTTCTTTGATACCGACCACCCGGTTGGTCTTGAAGGTCAGGAAACGTCTGTCAGCAATATGCAGGCTGGTGCTGGTTCGCCTTGGTTCCTGCTCGATACCAGTCGCCCGTTAAAGCCGCTGATTTTCCAAAAACGTCGTGAATACAACCTGGCAGCAAAAACCGATGCCGGCACGTCTGATCACGTGTTTATGAAAGATGAGTACCTGTACGGCGTGGATGCACGGGTCAACGTTGGCTTTGGCTTCTGGCAGATGGCGTTTGGTTCAAAGGCCGCTCTGGATGAAACCAACTTCAACGCTGCTGTGGAAGCGATGATGAGCTTCAAGTCCGATCAGGGCCGTCCACTGGGTGTCAATCCGAACCTGCTGGTTACGGGGCCGAAAAACCGTGCTGCAGCCAAAGCACTGATTGAAGCCCAGCAAAAGGCCAATGGTGCCAGCAACCCGAACTACAAAGCTGTGGAAGTTCTGGTTGTCCCTTGGCTGCAATAAGCCCTGGTGAGTGACGGCTTGCCGTCACTCCTTTCTCCTGTTCCTGACAAAGAGGACATCATGCGATGGAAACAATCGTTGTTGTATCGGGTGCTCATAGCGGTTACCGCCGTGCTGGGCGCGCATTTGAACCCGGTGAGAATATTGTGGAGCTTTCGACAGTTAGCGAAGAGCAGTTATTGCAGCTCAAAGCTGATCCGCGGCTGGTTGTATTACAAGCGCCATCTGATGGCGTATCTGCGACCGGCAATGCTTCGCAAAGCGTTCAAACCTTAGAGGAAGCCTTTGCACTGCTGGACCCGGCAAACACTGAGCACTTTACCGGCTCTGGCCTGCCGCAAACACAGGCGCTGACCAAGCTGGTGGGCCGCACAGTCAATGCAGCTGAGCGCGACAGTGCCTGGGCGGTATTCAAAGCCAAACAAACACCGGCTGACGGTCAGGGCTAACCATGTACGCCACAGTCTCTGATTTGCAGCAACGATTCTCCGACAGCGAACTGGTCTCACTGACCGACCGCATGCAGACAGGCTCCATTGATATGGACCTGCTGCAGGGGCGCATCACCAGCGCATCGGCCCGGATGGATAGTTATCTCGCTGGACGTTACAGCTTGCCACTGGCGCAAGTCCCAGTGGTGCTTGTTGATGTTTGTGCGGATTTGGTGCGCTACAGCCTGTATGACCAATCAGTGCCGGATGTGGTGAAAAGCCGCTTTGATGATGCCGTTCGCTTTTTAGAACAAGTCAGCAAAGGGGCTGTCCAGCTGCAAATTCAGGGGATTGGCCCTGCAGCACAACCAGAGAATCTGATTGTGATGGAGTCAGACGGCCATGTCTTTGGCCGGCGTACCAGCAAAGGATTCATCTGATGCTCAAACAGGTCGTTGAAAAGCTTCGTCAGGCTTTGGACAACCATGGGGCGTCACGATTCCCCGAGGTTGGCAGTGCCATGACTGTGGCCAATGCCTTTGATAACGGCTGCCGGAAACCGCTGGAACTCTACGTGGTGCCGCTCCCTGGGAGTTACCGCGCAGCCAGTCAGGATCTGGGGCCACTGGTTCAGGTCGGGGTTGAAGATGTCGGCGTTATCGTCGGGATGCGTTCTCCAAACGATGCCACCGGCACGAAAGTCGCGGCGGAGCTGGATGCGCTCAAATCTGACTTGCTGGAGTGCTTGCTGGGTTTTGCGCCCACACCAAATCACGAGCGGTTAACTCTCAAATCGTTCGATCCGATAGGCCTTAAAAAAGACTGCTTTTGGGTCATATACCGCTTCAGTAGCGCTGTGTATATCCGGCAGAACTAAGGAAAGCCAGATGGCAAAAAAACAAGAGCAGCCGGCCGAACCGGCAGAGTTTACCCCGCCAGGTGGCGGTGGTCGTTATCAACTGATTGATGGTGTGCCAGAGCCAGTGACTGACGCTGAGCAGGCCAACGAACAACCAACCGGAGAGTAAGCATGCCTGCATTACGTGCCGAAGAAGAATATATCCTGGTCAAAGTCAGCTCTGCTGCCTATGGCCTCGACCAGGCGCTGGTCGCTGCAGATGCAGTGCCGGTGTTTGATGTGCAGTACAGCCCTGAGTACAGCAAAACCACGATGAAAGAAGCCCGTGGCTTCCCAGGTGGCGCTGCTGACAAAGTCACAGGCGGCTATCAGAAGCTGACCTTTAAAGCCTACGTCCGTGGTTCATCTGCCAAGGATGTCCCAACCATCAACGGCAAGCTGCTGCGTTTATGTGGTAACAGCGAAACCATCACGGCGACGACCAGCGTGACCTATGCGCCGGCAACCGACAGTTTTGAGCACGGCATCATTTACTACTACGTCGGTGGTGCAAACGGCGTGCTGCATAAAATGGCGGGTGTCCGGGGTAGTGCGAAGCTGGTGAGCAAAGTTGGTGATTTGGACTATTACGAGTTCGAATTCATGGGCCTTGATACCGGTCCAGTTGCTGCGGGCGCGTTGCCGGCTGTGAGCTGGGTTGGCCTGTCGACGCCGATGCACACCGCGGCAGCGACGGTGGAAACCATGACCCTGTTTGGTCAGGCGGTCGGGATGGCCAACATGACCATCACGTTTGGCAATAAGTTTTCGCACATGCATGTGACCGGTGAAGAAGAGATCGCCTTTGAAAGTCGCGAAGGCTCGGTGGATATCTCCATCGTGGAGCCGAACCCGGCCACCATCAACTGGTGGAACAAATCGCGGGCTGGCGACCAGGGCGCGTTGGTGTATCAGCGCGGTAAAACCGCCGATGCCACCAACATTCTGTTAGCCAACATTCCGAACCTGCAGCTTGGGGGTGTCACCCGCCGAAAAGAAGCCGGCAAGTTGTTCCTGGACATCAAGCTCAGCATCGTGCCTACGGCCAAAAACAGCGATTACACCATCGTTACCAAGTAAACCCGCTGCAGTCTCCCTGGAGTCGTGGGCACGGATGCCCCCTCTTTTTTAAACCACCTTTTAATCGAGATTTAAACCATGAAATTCCAACTGACCGCTTTAAAACAACAGCAATTCAAAGCCGCGATTTGTGCCCGTATTCCGACGGACAAGATTGATGACAAAGGCAACACCGTGTTTGGTGAGGCGCATTTCGTTGGTCTGTTTAAAACCCAGCCGATCTCCTTTGCTCGCGAGCAGTTCGAGCAGCTGGAAGTCCTTCGCGAAAGTGGCGATACCAAAGGCGCTTTATCACTGGCCGCCAAGCAGCTGGACGATGCTTTTATTGGTTTTGAAAAACACCCATCACACGATTTCCCGTTCTTAGACGGCGACGAGCCGATTGCCTGCACTCCGGACAGCATCAAAGCGCTGCTGGATATCAAAGAAGTGCGCGAAGCCATTCAGGACGCATTTAACACAGCGCGCTCCGGAGATGTCCTCACAAAAAACTCGAAGAAGTAGCGACCTGGTGGGCCGGTGGTGCAACCAGCAAGGCAAGCCTGGTGCGAGAGCGCATGGAAGCCATGGGAGCGCCGCCGGAAGCCATCGAGGCCGCTACGACCGGAATTGATACGACCCCGGATATCCAGCCGGGAAATCTGATGACCGTGCAGGTGTTTTTTGCGGTGTCGACCCAGTGGGTGCATGCCGGCATGTCCGGTGTCCGGGTCGGCCTGAACTACCCGGCGGTTGAAGCCAGATGCCGCGTGATGCCCGATTACCAGGCATTAGAACTGGATGAGCAGAACCTGATTTGGTCAGGGCTGCAGCGGATGGAAAAAGCCGCGCTGGAAGTCTGGCGCAGTAAAGACTGATGTAAGGATGGATGATGAGTGACTTAACCTTAGCGATCAAATTGACCACAACCGGTGGCCAGGTGGTGGTTAAGGATATTGCCTCAATCAACGCGGCGGCAAAGTCAGCAGCGGTCTCACTGGATGGCATTGGCGAGGCTGGCAGCGAAGCCGGCGAGGGCTTAGAGCAGACTGCCAAAAGCGGGAAAGCCGGCGCGCAGAGCCTCAAACAAACCGGTGAGGCGGCCGCTGCAGCCAAACGTGGTCTCTTACAAACCAGCGAAGGCGCGGACGCATTAAGCCGTCAGGCGAAACAAGCCGATGCGGATTTAAACAGTCTGCGCGGTCAAATGCTGGCCATGGTCGGCGTTGGTGCGGCGTTTTATGGCGCACTGGCTGCAGGCTCTGGTCTGGTCGACTTTGCTTACCTGGCCGATGATTTCAATACGCTGCAGCAGCGCATCAAGACAGCCACCAAAGAGACCCATGATTACAATCAGGTCTCCGCTGAGATGTATGCCATTGCCCAGCGAAACGGTGCAGAGCTTCAGTCGACCGTTGAGCTGTTTCAGCGCTTAAGCTCCAGCCGTAAAGACCTCAAAGCCACGAATGATCAGATGCTGCAGTTTACCGATGCCGTGCAAAAGCTGGGTGTCATTGGTGGCAGCAGTAATGATGCCATGGCCAATGGCCTGATGCAGTTAAGTCAGGGTTTATCGGGTGGCATTCTGCGGGCCGAAGAATTTAACTCAATCCTGGAGAACATCCCGGAGCTTGCTGTTCGCATTGGTGCCGGTATGGATGACATCGGTAAAAGCAGCAAAGAGCTGGGCCTTGGCGACCTTCGCAAGCTGGTGCTGGCCGGCGAACTGCTGTCCAAAGATGTCTTAAACAGTATCCTGGTGCAGCTGCCACAAATCCGCGCTGAGTTCGAACAGATGCCGGTAAGCCTCAGCCGCGCCTCTCAGATGATGGAAAACAGCTGGTCAAAAGCTGCCGCACAGCTTGATTTAATGCTGGGCCTCTCCACTAGCATGGCCGGGCTTTTCCAGCAAATTTCCAAAGATTTAGACGCCTTTAGCACGGGCGACTTAGATAGTTTGTCCCCAACCATGCAGGCGACTATTGAGACCGCAGAGCTTCTGATTTACATCCTGGGCACAGCTGCAGTGGTGGCCATGGGGCGCTATGCAGCGTCAGTAATTGCCAGTGTGCAGGCTCAGCTGCTGGCCAATACCCAAGCCATCCGCACGGTCTCTGCGCTTGGTCTGGTAACCACAGTGACCGGCACCGCCACGGTCGCGACCAACGCTCTTGCGATGGCGCAGCGCCTGCTGCTTGGTCCGGTGGGGTTGGGGCTTACGGCCATCAGTGCGCTGGCGGTCGCCTTTGGGGTCTATAAAGACCGGGCGGCAGAAACTGCACAGAAAAATGCAGAGCTGACTGCCAGCTTTAAAACGCTTACTGCTGCCGCCCAGGAAAACACGATTTCGCAATACAAGCAGCAGCTGCAGGACGTTCAGCAAGCGCTTGCCGAGGCGCAGAAAGAGCTGCAAAGCTCGATGAACAAAGCGCCCACCGGTCAGTTTGGTGGCTTTGGTGACCTCGCTGGTCATTCCGCCAAAGTGGCTGAGTTAAAGGCCAAGCAAGCGGAACTGAAAAGCACCATTGAAGCGCTGAGCACCGCGCAAAAGGCAGGAAAAGCCGATGCCGATGCGATGGCCGAAGCCACCGCCAATCTTGGCGCGCACTCAGCCTCCAGCGCCGACAATATGCTCAAACTCTATAACGCACAGATGCTGTCCGCTCAGGCGGTGGATGCACAGGGCCGGGCACTGGCTGGCGTTGATTTAGAACTCTTTAAAGCGCAGTTCGTTGAAGCCAAAGAGCTGCCCAAAGAAGCGGCTGCTGCTATCCGTGAATTTGCTCAGACCGCCAAAAACGCGGCAACAGCGCTTGATTTGTCCAAAGCCCTCACCAGCCTTCGTACTGAAAACAGCCTACTTAAAATCAAAAACGCTGAGGGCGAGCGGGCCTATCAAATTGCAAAAGTCCTGAGTCAATACCAGGGCGCGCCAGAGAAGTTATTGGCGGCCCTTCGCCAGGAACTGCAGCTGCAGATGTCGCTCAATCAACTGAAAGAGCAGCAGGACTATTTAAAGAATATCCAGCAAGAGAATGATTTGCTGGTGGTTCGCATTCAAAAGGGCGAGCAGGAATATCAACTCCAAAAAGCAATTCGCCAATTAAAGGCAGACGATCCGGCCTTTATTGCTGCGCTTGAAAAAGAAATCACCCGGCAAAAAGAGCTGAACGAACAATTAGAGCTGCAGAAGTATTTTAAAGATGGTGGCTTTGATGCGGCGTTAGATAGTTTGACCCAAATGGGCCGGATTGGTGGCGAAGTCGGCAATGTGCTGATTGATTCCTTTGGTGACTTGGCCAATGTGTTGGAGCACATGACCGAGCAGCAGGATGATTTCACCAAAGCCTTTAAAAAGCTCAGCGAAGAGCGCGCTAAAGCCAGCAAACTGGACGACCCAGCCAAAAAAGAAGCGGCCCTTAAAAAAGTATCGGCCACTGAACAAGATTTAATGCGCAAGCAAACCCAGGCGCAGCTTGGCAGTTATGCCAGCATCGCCGGCGCGGCCAGCAAGATGTTCAGTGAGAACAGCAAAGGCCGCGAAGCCTTGCACCGCATGGAAATGGTCTTTACTGCGGCTGAAATCGCTCTGGCTATTCAAAAGGCTGCAGCCAATGCGCTGGCAGCTATCACCAATCAAGGTAATGGCGATCCATACACGGCTTTTGCCCGCATTGCGGCAATGGCGGCGCTGATGGCAGGTCTTGGCGTCTTCAGTGGCTCCGCATCCGGCAGCGCGCCGAGTGCTGCCCAGCGCCAGGAAACGCAGAGCACCGGCACTGTGCTTGGTGATAGCAGCGCCAAATCTGAGTCTATCGCCAATGCGCTAGGCCGGATTGAAGACTTAGAACTGGACCAATACGCCGAGCTGCGCTCGATTAACGGCAGCATCCGCGAACTCTCTGCCGGCATTAAAAACTTGGCCGTCAACCTGGTCGCCAGTTACGGCCGTTTCAATGAGTCTAATTACCCTGGGGAGCTGGGTAAAGACTACAACCTGCAGCTGGGGAGCGGCTTGGCTTCTGTGGTCGGCGGCGGTGTGATTGGCCTGGTCGCAGATAAGCTACTGGGCGGTCTTGTCGGTGGCCTTACCAATAAACTGCTCGGCGGGCTGTTTGGCTCAACCAAAAAAGAGCTGGTCGACAGTGGTCTCTCGTTTGGTGCTCAGGAACTCGGTGACATCATCAGCACGGGCCTGATGAATGCCACGGTTTATGACGTGATCAAAACCACGAAAAAGAAACTGTTTGGCCTCAGTAAATCATCAAGCGAATCCACCGAATATCGCGCCATTGATAACGCGCTTCGAAGCGAGTTTGCCCGCATCTTTGCCCACATGGGCGAGTCTGTGACTGAAGCCGTCAGTCTCCTTGGTCTTGAGACCAACAAGACGTTGGAATCGTTTGTTATCAATCTGCCGGCGCTGTCGTTTAAAGATCTCAAAGGCGATGAAATCGAAAAAGAGCTGCAGGCGATGTTCAGCCAGCAGGGCGATTTGATGGTGCAGTACCTGGTGCCAGGCATCGCAGAGTTCCAGAAAATGGGTGAAGGCTTATATGACACCCTCATCCGGGTTGCCCAGGAACAAGCGGTGTTTAATGCGGCCATGAGCAATCTGGGCCTGCAGCTCAGCCGGTTCTCCGGCGTGACCAAAGCCGTGGAGCTTGAAGTTGCGCAGGCGCTGATTGAACTCATGGGCGGGATTGAGGAATTCCAGAGCGCGACCAGCACCTATTTCAGTGAGTTTTATAACGAGTCCGAGCAGCTGCAGGCCATCACCAAAAACCTGCAGGCACAGTTCACATCGCTCGGTGTGGCCATGCCGGCAAGCCGTGATGGCTTTAAAGACTTGATTGATGGTCTGGATCTGACCACCGACGCCGGCCAGGCAATGTTCGCGGCCCTGATGAAGCTGGTGCCAATGATGGATGAATTCTATGACGCGGCAGAGCGCGCCGCCGAGGAAGAAAAACAGCGCCTGCAGGATAAAGCCGCATTGGAGAAATCCTTTGCAGATCAGCTCGCCAAAATGGGCATGTCTGATGTGCAAAAGTCATTGTTTGACCTCAATGCCTGGTTTGAAGAGCAGAAAAAGGCCGCTGAAGAAGTCGGCGCCGATACGGTTTTTCTGGAACGCCTGTATGGCCGTAAACGCCAGGAGCTGTTTGACCAGCAACTGGCGGCCATCAACAGCAAGGCAGAGCAGGAACTGTCAGCCCTTAAAACCAAGTTTGAAAGCCTGTTTAACAGCTTAAAACAGCTCGGTGAAAGTCTGACAGGATCCATGCTGGAAGTTCGCCGGCAGATGTCCGGCTGGGATGAATCTGGTTATCAGCAGAGCCAAATTGCCGCCCTCAAAGCCGGCCTTGGCCAAGGCTCGATTGAAGAGCAGATGTCCCAGGTATCGCGGCTGCAATCGGCTGTGATGGCGCGCTACAACGCCGAAATGGCCGCTAACAACCAGCTGCTGCAAAGCCAGCTGCAGGCGATTGACTCGTTAAAATCCAACTACCAGGCATTTGTCAGCCAAATGCAGGCCGCAAAATCCGCCCTGGCTGATTCGATGTTATCCATTCGCCGGCAAATGCCTGGCTGGAATGAGGTCAGCTATCAACGCGGCAATATCAGCAGCCTTCGCGCCAATGTGGGCAAGGGCAGCACGACTGAGCAGCTGACGAACCTGCAGCAGTTGCAGCAAGCCATCATGGACCGCTACAACGCGGAACTGTCCCAGCAGCAAGCCCTGCAATCTGCAGCGGAATCGCGCTACCAGACGGACATGGCTGCCTATGAGGCGGCACAAGCAGCGGCCCGGCAATTACTGGCTGCAGCGGATGCGCTGCTGTTAAGCGACTTGTCGCCGGCAAAAATGGGCGAACAGTTTGGTGAAGCCCAGAGCCAGTTTAATGCGCTGCTCTCCAAAGCCAAGTCTGGTGATACCGATGCGATGTCCCAGCTCTCTCAGGTGGGAAATGACTACCTCAGTATTGCTCGCGATTACTACAGCAGCGGCAGCAGTGAGTATGCGTCCATCTTTAACCAGGTGCAGGCTGCCTATCGTAGTTTCGCCGGCACAGCCAACGGCACTGATAATTCAGTGCCGCGCCCGGTGCTGCAGTTCCAGGCGCAATCACTAGAGCTTCAGACCGGTACGCTCGCCGAACTCGAAGAGTTGCAAAAGCTGATGGACGAACTCGCCAAAAAGGCTGAGGAAGAACAAAAGGCAGAGCTGGAGAAAGCGGAAGCGCTACTGAAGGCTTACCAGGACAAAACGGTGGAACTGCAAAGCGGCGCGCTTGATGAACTCAAGGCACTGAAACTTGTGCAGGAAAAACTGGCTGAGCAGGCCCAGGCAGCCTATGCCGCAGAGCAGGCCAAGATCCTTGCAAAACAGGATGAGGAAATTGCCAACCTAAAAGCCTTATTTGACCAATCGGATGCGACCATCGGCAACAAGCTCGATGGCATCGCTGCAGCGATTTTAGACCTCGATTTGGCGCCAGTGATTGTGATCCCGCCAGTGGTCGTGACGCCACCGGCAGCGACATCAGATGCAACAGATGGCCTGCAAAACGCAGGCGCGCCGGTGGTGCGTGATGGCACCAATCCGATTGTGGACGCGCTCGATACGCTGAATCAATCCCAGCAACAGCAGACCGATACGCTTCGCCGGGAGCTGGCTGATATGCGCCGTGAACTGGCCCGCACACAGGAAATGGCGATGAGTGCGCGGAGGCTGGCATGAGTTTCGCGCAGTGGATAAAGCTACCGGCCCTCGACCGTTGTTACCTGCTGGAAGTGTCTTATCGCCTTGCTGGCCAGTTGTATGTGCTGCGCCGTTCGACGCATCCGTATCGGACGCACCCTGGCGATACGCCGGCACTCACGCCATACCCGGACACTATTTTGCAGTTGCCGGAATTTGAACGTGACATGACCGAAGTCTTTGCCGGCTTTAGTCGCACCGGGTTTGGTGATCTGCAGCTTTTCCTCGATGACGATATCCAGATGCTGATTGACTCCGCCAACGTGGCCGGCATGAGTGTGACGCTGCGCTGTGGTGACATGAGCTGGCCATTATCAGACTTTGGGGTGGTGCTTTCAGGTGCTCGGGTGGAACAGCTCGATGCAGTCAGTAGTGATACAGCGCGCCTTAGCTTCAAAGACGCGGCAGCGCTTTTCGATACGCCGGTCCCAAGGGCCACCATCAGCACCGGGCCAAATGCCGGCAAGCCAGTGCCCCTGACATACGGCCGCTGCTTTAACGTGAGTCCTGAGCTGATTAACGAAGCGACGCGCACTTACCAGGTCCATGATGGCGCGGTACAGGCCATCACTTCGGTGCGGGAAAATGGCCTCGCCATTCCTTACACCGCGAACCTCGCCGCCGGCACTTTTACTCTGACGAACAATGCCAAAGGTCGCATTACAGCAGACGTTGATGGCGCGGTGGTGAGCAGTACCTGGTTGCAGTCAGCCAAACAAATTATTGATGCCCTGATTAGCCGGATAGGCATTGCGCCTTCAACCGGCACACTGCCGGGTTATGCACTGGGCCTTTTTATCGGCCGGGACCAAACCCTGAAATCTGCACTGGATGATTTGGTGTCATCGGTGGGCGGTTCCTGGGCATTTAACCGGGCAGGCCAACTTGTTTTAACGACTTTTAATGCCCCGTTAAACCCAACTGCGATGCTTACGGCAGACGATATCGCTGACGCAAGTCTGTTACCGCGCCGCCGCTTAGCACCTGCCAAAAGTGTGAAGCTTGGGTATCGGCGCAACTGGACACCGCAGGCTGATGGCCTTGCCGGCAGTGTGCGCGAAACGATGCCGGGACAAGCTGCGCTTTATGAGGCTCAGGAGAGCCTGGTCACTGCCATTAATCCTGATAACCCGGACTATCCGGATGCGGCGGTTATTAGTCACAGCACCCTGATTGCGAGCCAGGCGGATGCACAGACTGAAGCAAGCCGGCGGGCAGTTTTAGGTGCAGTTCCCCGGACGGTCTTTGAACTCAGTGCCTTTACCGCACCGCTTGCGATGGAGCTTGGCCAAGTCGTGCAGGTGACATATCCGCAGTATTTCGAGGCAGGCGCGCCTGCAGTCATTACCCGCATTGTTGATGTGCTTTCTGACAATACCTGCAAGCTGGAGATTTACCGATGAACCGCATCCGGATGCTGGTCAAAAACTTATGGGATATGGCCGCGCTGACGTTGGAGCAGGGCGGTGCTGTCGGGACTTTACCGCTCTCGAATAGCCAGCGTTATGGCAAATCATTAACTGCAGCAATCACCCCTGTTGCCGGCAATTCAGCGGTAGTTTTCACGTTACCGGAAATGTCTCTGGCCAGTGGCCTGGTGATTTACCGGCACTGGCTAAGTAACGCCGGCAAGTGGCGCGTGGAGCTGTTTGATGGCCCGAACGCCACTGGCACGAAGGTCTATGACTCTGCACTTTTGGACGCTGTGGCGACTAAATCACTTGGTGAGCTGGACTGGCTGGTCGACCCGCTCATAGCAAGTCCCTTTGATGCCTGGCCGTTTAAATTCAGCCAGCATTGGTTCTCACCGCAGTTTTTTCGCTCTGGGCGTCTCTCGATTTCAGATGCGGATGGCCGGGACGGGTTACATGAGTTTGACCGGATTTACTTAGGTCAGGTGTTTGAGCCATCGGTCAATTTCAGCTGGGGTGCTGGCCATCAGTGGCAAAGCACAGAGCGTCAGTATGTGACGGCTGCCGGCAGTGTGTTTGCCAATGAGCGCATCAAAACCCGCGAAATTAAATTCACGTTGGACCATTTATCAGAGTTGGAGCGGCCGCACTTGTCGGCAGCTATTCGCACGGTGGGGATCTCAAAGGATTGGTTTATCAGCCTGTATCCGGAAGCCGCCACGGTGAAAGAAATCGAGTACGCCATGAGCTGCAAGTTCACAGCGCTACCCGGCCTTACCAACACTCACTTTAACAACTACGCCGCGCCATTCGCGGTACGGGAGGCATGATGACGGCTTTAGTAAAACCCGCCGTTGTTTTTGAACTAACAGACCGGGGCGGAGATTACTTCGCTAAGCTCCAGGCATTAGCTACCGGTGTGGATACCGCCTTTGAAGCATACAACCAGCAGCTGGCTGCAGCACAAACCGCTGAACAAATTAGCCAGGCGACCGCGCAACTGTATCAACAAACGTCTGATTTGGTTGAAGAGGCCCAAGGTTATGTTACTCAGGTTTACAACGCTATTGGTACTGCAGGGAATTCCGCTCAATATGCAGCTCAGCTGCTGACTGCCCGGCTTATTGCGGGGGTGCCTTTTAATGGTACGCAAAACATCGTTCTGACAGCTGACAATGTCGGCGCAATGTCGAAAACTGCCACTGCAGTCACTGATTGGAATAACGCCCTGACAAATGGGGCCTTTTATTCTTTGAGTGGTGCTGCCAACGTGCCCAAAGCTGCGGCAGGCTGGCAAGGATTTGTTTCAGTGCTAAACGCTGAAAACGTCCGCCAAATCGTCTGGTCAGCTGATGGTCCTGCTGTTGAGATATATAGCCGCTGCGGTGACGGCACCACACTGGTTTGGGGAGCTTGGGTTTCGCTACGTCATTCTGCGGACCAACTGGATAATACTGACTACATCACAGCCGCATCGTCAATTGCGCGAAAGGGTGTTGTAACCCGCGCAGCAATTGTTCCTGCTACTGCCTCGGTGACAATCACCATTCCTTCCGGCTACCAGAATAAAGATCGCATCGAATTAGACGTCATGGTCCCTGCAGGCCGTCAGATAACTCTGTCGTGTGCACTCAGTATGGATGTTGCAAACGGCACCAATGGCACCAGTCATACCCTGACGGGGCCTGTATCAGCAACTATTTCCCTCATCAATCGCAGCACATTATGGCAGCTGTTTATTGCCTGATGGCATAGGAGAACGCAATGGAACTTTCAATGTTGCTGGGTGGTGGAATTAAGAGTAACCAAACAGGTTTCGTCTCAATTTCAAACCCACTATACGGCACCGTAAACGGCGAGGACGGCATCTATATCGATGTAACAATTTCTGCTGTGGATGTGACCAAATCAATCGCCAATTTTGATGGCAATGTGTTTCTGCGAACGTTAGGAACAAGTAACAGCTCCCTGGGTTTTGGAGTGGATTACATTCGTGCTCAGACAATTGACAGCAATAATGGCGTCTATCAAGCGCTGCAAAGAGTGCGTGCACGACTTATCAACTCCACCACATTGCGCCTATCAACCATCACAAATTTAGCGGCAAGCGAATATACGTTAGGCGACTGCAAATTCATTGGCCGCTGGCAAGTCGTGGAGACCAAATAACATGTTCAGATACGCCATTTTAGACGCTAGTGGTTCGGTGATTAGTATCGCTGACTTATCAGGCCCGGTAGACCTTCCAGACTACATCATGCTGAGCGCTGATTCGGATGTGCAGACTGGGGACTACTACAACAGGGGCACGGCAGAGTTTAGCCGGCCAGTTCCAATGTTGCCGACGCCGGCACCAAAAATCAGCGAAACCAATCTTGGCCGCAAAATTACCGCTAATGCATTTCGTGCTCGGTTTGACTGGGATGAGTCTGTGGACTTTGAAAACGCTTTGGCATCAAGTGCAGAGCTTCGGGTTCTGGATAAGCGCCTGCAGGCCGTTGTTGCCACACATGTTGATTTGGACGACCCGACCTACTCAGCAGTCGCGATGCCGGCATTGGTGACGGCGGGGATCCTAACCTCCGCCAGATCAGCAGCAATCCTTGCGGCACCCGTGCAGTGGAAAGAATTACCGCCTTCAATCCAGCAGCAGTTCATTGCTGCCGGCTATCAAATCGACGTTTAAACAGGGTTTAAATGATGGATGAATTACAAAAAGTACAGTTAATTTTTGCGCGGGGTCACTCTGTTGGCAGTTATGCGATCCGCGTACGCTACCAGTCGCGCTGGTCCCACGTAGCCATCATTATTGGCGATGTGGTGCACGAGGCCATCTATCCGGATGGCGTGGTGAAAACACCGCTGCAGGAATTTAAAGACCGTTATGGTGCTGGCAACTGGGAGATTGCAACCGCATACGCCGCGCCTGGCTGGCAAACTCGGGCCAATAGCTTGCTTGGCCTTGAGTACGATTTCTGGGGCGCCGTTGGCATTGGGTTTGGCACTCGCAAACTGGATAACCCGTTTGCGCTTTGGTGTAGCCACCATACGGCCATCATCCTTGGCACTTTACGCCAGGAACGTCTGAACCGTCTGGCGCCGGAGCATTTGTGGATTGTTACACAGCCGGCAAATGATGCCGCAGGAGTTGCAGCATGAGCTTACATTCAGTATTGGAGGCCATGCGTGGCCAGCCATATCCAGTGATCCTCGAAACGTTACGCCAGCAATCAGCACCTGCCATTGGCAAAATCCAAGGCAGCCAGCTGAAACTCCTGCAGTCGTTTATCGGTGCCACCGGGTTACGTAATCGGTTGGCGAATGCGACTCCGGAACAAGCAGCCGCTGCGGCATCAGTCACAGAAGCCATTCAACCAGCTTATCTGGCGCGGGAAGACTCATACAGCATCAATCTGGCCGACCCACAGGTTGCGCAGCTACTGATCGATGCCGTAAGTGCTGGCGTTTTGACTGCAGACGAAAAAGCTTACCTGATCCAACTAGCGACCTATTCAAAGCCACTCTGGCCAAACGTGACACTGCGTGACGTTGTGGCTTATTTCGAACCGAGCCTGGTTGATGTGGGGGATTGGGTCGAAGTGGAACCGGGCGAGTCTCAGCGGTTACGTTTGAAGTTGGCCGCAGTCACGCCAGAATCCACATATATAGTGGTGCAGATGCAGGAAAACGACGGCGAGTGGTCGGAATGGTTCCATGCGACAGCACACCATGGCATCCAGCAGCTGCGCTCATACACCTTTGCGGTGCCTCATAACGGTTTACCGCGCCGGATGCGCTGGCGTGGTGGCGAATACCGCATTGACGGCACTGTGACGGCGGTCTGATATGCCTAATGCAGTAACTACTCAAGGCCAAGGCGCAGATGCTTTTATTTCAATGCCCAGCTGCACAATCAATGCCGGCACAAACACTGGCATCAGCGGTATTGAGATTGATGTAAAACCTTTAACAGGCAGCGCTGCAGGATTCATCAACCTGTTTGGCGTTTCGTCTACCAATGTGACAGCGTTGCGGATAAATACTGCGACACAAACCCTTCAATGGCGATACAGCAGTACGGTTTATCTTGAGTCTGCTGCGGGTACAGCTCCACTTAATGAGCGTCACAAGTATGGTGCTGAGTGGGAAGAGTCTACTTTATCGCTGTATTTAACTAAAAATGGTGTCCGAATTGCTGGGCCATACGTTGCCCCATCTGCAGGCTCTTTGATTACCAATGTTCCGTGGAATCAAATTGGTAAGGTTGGCTCGACTGCACCTGGTGGTGCGATGGCATTCGAGCTTTATGGCGTTCGGACCTACGGCAATAACTGCAGCTATCAATCGCAATGGGATGAAACTGGCGCGAGTGGTGCCGGTACTGCTTGGGCAAATGACTCAGTTGACAGAAATCTAAACCTAACAAGTTTTGCTGGCACATCCAACAGTTGGTGGGTGTTTTACAGCAACCTCTATATCGGTGAAGGCACTTTCAACGCTATCGCAACAGCGAGCGTTGCACTGACAGGTTCTAAAATTGGCAATGGAAGCATCCCGGCAGTAGTTGCCGCAGCTGTTGCAGGCAACGGCTGCAAAATTGGTACCGCGCAGCTCAGCACGCCAATTGCTGCCGGCATTGAAATGTCCGCGGTAAAAGTTGGCGTGGCTGAAATGCCAATCGAGGCAAATGCTGAGGTCGATCTTTACTCCGGCAATCTGTACATCGGAACGGGCACTTTTTCCGTGTCCGCTGACGCGAACGTGACTCTGGTGGGTTCAAAAGTCGGCTGCAGTGCGGTTGAGTTTGTTGCCGTGGCCACTAGCTATCTGAATGCGACCAAGACAGCAAATAGTATCGCGCCAGTTCCAGCGACATCTGCATTGGCGTTTGATGGCTATAAGATTGGATATGCACCAGCTGTTGTACATGCATCTGTCGCCATGACGTTATCAGGTGGTCGCGTAACAAATGAATCCGCGCCTGTAACTGTCGTATTCATTCGAACATCCAGCAAGTTGTCATACAACGTCAAAACATCAAGTCGCACCATCCACAGCGTCAAAACGACCAGCCGTTACCAATATCACTTGAAGACTTTTAGCGGAGGCGACCATGCCTGATCCATTAGTGCAGCTCAGACAGGGTACTGGCGGTGTCATTAACATTGAACACGATATCGATGGCCAACCAATTGACGGTATAACAGCCGCTAAATATGAGCTTAGAGACCGAGGCGGCAACGTCTTGCTGACCTTAACAGAAGGTGCAGGCATCACCTGGAAAGATGGGTATATCGTCATTTCTATCACAAAAGACCAGTGCAAAACGCTTGCTGGCAATTACGAACATGAATGCGCTGCAGTTGACTTGGCTGGGCGCGATTTAACGGTCCTTGAAGGCCCCATTAACTTTAAACCACGTAAGACTTGGAGCGAATTATGAGCATGTCTGATAAAGCAAAAAACAGGGCGGCGAACGCGATCATTGCAGTACAGGCGTCATTGCATAGCGGTGACCCAGGCGCTGATGGCGCAGCCAATGAGCTACCGACAGCAGGTGGCATCTATTCCCGCAAGCCAACTAACTACGGAGCTGCGGTGGCGGGGAAGCGCAGCCTGCCTGCTGATATTCTTTTTGACACACCACCGGGTTCATCGGTGTCACACTATGTGATTTGGGATGAAGACGGTGACGTAGTTAAAATTGGGCAGTTCGCTAAGACAGAAACTTACTCTGGCCAAGGCCAGCACAAGATAAAGGCTATTGGAAGTGAGCTGACTGTCAACGGTTAAGCCAAACAGTCATACCTGTTTCAGATGAATGAAAGCCCCGTTTAAGGGGCTTTTAACTATCTCAAAATAAATAAACCGATTCGTTTGGTTTGATAAATTTGTATCGTTGAGTTTGATAATTTATCAAACCGTGCGGCGCAAATTTATCAAACCGTGCGGCGCGCTACAGGATGTGTAACCCGTCATAGAGTTTGAAAAAGGATAAGGGAAAAGTGGGATTTGCCGGGAATAGCCGAAAACACGTGGGAGCCTTGGAAAATAAGGCTTTGCGGGTTTTGAAGAAAACTTTTCAGGAATGATGAGATCGGACGTAAAAAGCGTTAAAGATGAAAAATACTTTCGGACGCTAGAGAATAACCCACATAGTATGAAAAAACGTCCGATTTAAGAAATCGATGCCTAGCGCGGCTTACAGAACAATACTTATCAAATTATCATAATAAAGTGGTGATCGGACACCAGGATAGATCGGACGTGGGATAACGGAAGGATCGGACCTGGTATGTCCGATCCTCAGCTTAAAAACTACTCTTTTGACTTATTTCTGGATCTTGCAGATGACAATGAACGGTAGACTTTATCTAATGATTCATCAGTAAGTTCAGTCAAGCTCTGCACACCAAATTCACTTAGTTTCGAAACTAGCCAACGCTTCCCGAACTCTGAGTTCGTATTCACTTTGATGTATGCATACTTTCGATTTCGCCAAGAAGAATTGTCCGATTTTTCAGCTGCTGTGGTTGAATTCAATCGGCCAATCCACTTCAAGAGATAAGTTTCAGCAGTGGAAAACTTTTCAAGGGGCAGCAATCGATAAGATGCAACCTTGCAATGAGAATTGAGCGAAGACCAAATAGACCGATATCCCTTCGGCGCTTTCTTCGTGATCTCTTCTAAACGAACGACTTCAGCGACTAATTCAGTCAATCTGGAGGCTTGAGATTCGCTAATGTGCTCAATCCCTGGTGAAGTTTTCGCGATTGTGACTTTTTTTAGATTGTTTGTGACGATGTTATTCACAGTTGATCCGGCTTCTGCCTTCATCAGCAAATTCCCAGAATTCTGTTTTACCACTAATTTAGATTCATTCACCCTGGGGGGGACTGCAGGCGCATTTGCATCTTCAGCGTCCTGCAGATTAGCGGATTTTATTCCCGTCAGTACGTATTGAACGTCAATTCCATATCCAGCTGATTTAGCTAGGAGTTCGGCGTCTAAACGACTTTGCCCGATTTCATATCGGCGCAAAGTTTCCGCACTAATTCCAAGTTTGTCAGCAAAATCGCGTTGTGAATATCCTATCCGGCTCCGTTCTTCAACGAGACGAAGCGCAATATCAGCTCTGTCAAAACTCATAAAAATCCGTTTGACTACCACAATATTGTGGTATATCTTTTAATTGAAATCGAAACAAACCTTCATTGCAATTGCAGTGCAATGACATCAAAACGGGTAATTATCATGGACAAAGACGCTATTAAGCAAGCGCTTCATGCCAAAGGGTTTTCCTTCACCATGATCGCTGAAGCTTTAGGAGTTGGACCGAACGCGGTGTCTGCTATCGCCTCACGAAGAGGCCAATCTAAACGAGTTGCTGATGCTATAGCAAAGGCGCTCGAAATGCCGGTTGAGGAAATATTCCCAGATATCGAAAGTTACAAACGTGACAGGCTGCCATGTGGCAAAGAAAAGGATGCCAAGCGAGCTGAACTAGCCAAGTTATTGGCGAGCTGAGGTCTATATGCAGGAATGGTTTGTTGCAAACGAAATTGCAGGTCTGCCTGGGTTACCAACTACAGAGCGGCGTACCCGTGATTCACTCGAAAAGCTTGTTGAAGGCAAGCCTGGGCTAAAGCGAAATCGTGAAGGTACTCGTGGTTTTGAGTACCACTACACCTGTCTTTCAGTCGAAGCTCAATCCGTATTGCTTGAACGCTCTTTACTGGCAGGCAATTCAGAGAAAACAGTAATTGAAGAAAAATCAGTAACACGCAAGGAGTGCTCTGATTCAAGGACGCGTGCTGAAGACAAAATTAGCAAGGGTTTGGCCGCTCTTGGTCAGATCGTTGCGCTTGAACCTAAAAAACGAGAGTTAGTTGAAGCAAAAATTGCTCTTGTTCGTGCTTATGACGACTACCTTGAACAATTTGAAGTCACCCGCAGCAAATGCGCGGGAGAGCGTGCATTCATAGAAAACTATGATTTGCTAGTTCCAGACTGGATTCGTAAATCAATTCCTAGCGTCAGCATTAGTACTATTAAACGAGCAAAAAAGGGTATTGAAAGCCACAAAATTGCAGAGCTGGCCGGAAACTACAAATCTGACAAGAAGTCAGTTTTCGATCTCAATACAGAAATGGCGAATTTTGTTCTGGCTTTGATTACAGCCAAACCGCATTTCATCAGCAAGCCGAAAACTGTTAAAAACGCGATACAAGTCAAGATTAATGAAGGCTACAACTGGCCAAACGTCTCTAATAGTTCGGTTAGCAGGCATCTTTCAAAATTAACGAAAACTTTGTCGGCAGAGCTTGCATATGCAACTAACCCTAAGGAGTACAACAACAGCCATCGCCCAATTTTTGCTGAGATGTATAGCTGGATCACTGGACCAAACCAAGTTTGGGAACTTGATTCCACGCCAACAGATGTTCAGCTCAACGTCGCCGGAAAAGCTCGTAGATATAGTGTCATTGGCGCAATTGACGTTTTTACGCGGCGAATGAAAGTAGTTTTAATGCCGTCAAGTTCCAGTGAGGGCATTTGTCTGTTACTTCGAAAATGCTTGCTGGAATGGGGTATCCCCCAGGAAGGCGCTGTAATAAGGACAGACAACGGATCGGACTATGTAAGCAAAACAACTACCGGGCTTTTCAGCATGCTGGGCCTCTCTCAAAGCAGAGCCAAGGCATTCAGCGGTTGGGAAAAACCATTTATTGAGCGTGCATTCAAAACTATGTCGCACTCATTAATGGAGAAATTACCAGCATATGTGGGGCACGATGTTGCCGACAAAAAGCGACTGCAAGAAATGCTCAGCTTCGCAGAAAGTATCGGCGCAAAACGCAAAGAGCGAGATCGCCAACTTCTTGAAATCAGTCTAACGCCTGAAAGGCTTCAGGCAGCACTCGATGATTGGTTGGAATTTGATTACCACCACCAACCGCACGAAGGCCTTAACAAAAGAACTCCGTTTGAGGTTTATTCGGAGAGCGGCTATCGACCGCAGTTGCCAGAAAATTCTCATAGTTTGGACATCCTTTTAAATTATGTCGGGACTGCCACAGTGGTTCGCGGCGGCGTGTCCGCCATGAACGTCAAATTTACATCACCGGAGCTGATGGAACCGATTTGGGACCGAAGAAAAGTACGTGTTTTTCTTGATCCATCAGATGTTGGTCGAGCAACTTTGTACCCACTTGATAGTTGGGATATGCACGTCGAGGCCGTGAATATCGACCTTATTGGGCGCGACATAGATCCCGCAATGTTCAGGGAAAGTCGCCGAGAAGCAGCTAAAACTTTGCGCAAGTTCAAACAATCAGCAGCTGCGCTTCAAAAGGATTTTGGTATTGATGATCTTGCAGCATTAGAGCTGGCACAAAAGAAATTGGCCAATAGCAGTCTAGTTGCATTTAACAAAACTGAAGTGGACATAAACAATCCAGCCATTTCTGCATTGAGCAAAACGGCGACCGTTTTGATGGATGGTAAGAAAGAACGTACATGGTCTGAAGCAGAGCTAAAAGCCATTGAAGCTAGGAGGCAATCATTAGAGCAACAGAGAGCGGCGCAGGCCCGCAGGGAAGAAAACCTTTCTGAGCAATCACGTGTAGTACTTCGCACTGAACACGAACAAGCAGAGTGGCTTACCCGCGAAAGCTTGGTTCGGGATCTTAGCGAGGTCGAAAAAACTTGGCTAATTAAATTCCGCAATACACACGTGATGACGAGAAAACGGCTGGACAGAATTCTAGAAGAAAGCAAGCGCGGAGTCGGTTAGCGGCCACACCCGCGCTTGCCAAGCAAACCTGTGGTGGTCCCACAGAATTTACATAACGGAGTATATCGATGAAAAACAAAACAGTCGAAGTCAAAAATGTGACCCGGACGCAGGAAATGTTCGAGAACCTGAGTTCGCGCAGCATGATCACACCAGGCATAGGTCTTATTCATGGCCCGAGCGGCTTTGGAAAAACAACCACAGTCACATATATGTTCAACGAGCTGACGGTGTCGGGCCAGCAACCTTTATATGTGCGCTGTTATGCGACAGATACACCCAGTTCATTTTTAGCAAGGGTTATGGGGGAACTTGGTGCACAACCAATGTTTCCGCTTCGCAAGATGGTTGATTACGTGGTGCAGGCCATGAACGAACGCAGCCTGGCGCTATTTGTTGACGAAGCTGATCACATCGTCAGCCAGGCAAAGACGATGGAAACCATCCGCGATTTATACGACAGCACCGAGCAGCCTGTGGTTCTGATTGGCATGGAAGAAATTGCCCGCCGCATCTCACACCGTAAGCAGCTGTTTAACCGGATCTCTGAATGGGTCGAATTTGCGCCGGCAGACATTGAGGACGTGCATTTGTTTGCTACTGATTTGATGGATGACCGGGTTCAGGTCGGTGAAGATCTGCTCGACTTTATCCGGCAAAAGTCAGGCGGTGAGGTACGCCGGATTTTGATCGCATTAGAAAAAATCGAACGTGCGGCCCTTGCCAGCGGTGAAACCTTTGTCGATTTGCACAGCTGGGGCAACCGCCCACTGTTCCTGAACCATCGTCGTTAATTGCGGAGCTGGTCAATGACTAAACACGAATTAGCTTGGGACAAGATGAAGCAAATGGATCGCTTCACTGTTACCGACGTGGCTAATGCGGTTGAGATGGACCTCGAAGAATGTCGCAAATCAATAAAACGCCTTGAAAAATCAGGCTATCTGGAAATCGTTTCGGGAATTGGTGTGGCTGGAAGGCCGTATTTTTATCGGGTGAAACCTGAGGTTACCACCACACCACAGTTTGGCCGTGGCGGCACAAGTGGACTGAAAAAAGTCCGCTCAGGCATGAATGGACAGCAGCTGATTTGGAACGCATTGCGGATAAACAGAAAGTTGACTGTTGGGACTGCAGAGGCAGTTACAAAACTAAATTCAAGAACGATTTATCGCTACCTGAATGACCTCGAAAAAGCTGGTTATGTGAAGTGTCAGCGGCATGACAGGGTTGGTTCGAACTTCGACCGGACTGGTGTGCAGAACATTTGGAAACTGATCCGTGAGACAGGTCCCAAAGCGCCAATTTTGCGCAGAGGCAAAGGGTTTTGGGACCAGAACGAAGATAAGTTTTATTCCTTAGATGGTGGAAAAACTGTTGGAGGCCGCACGGATGAAGTGGCTTGAAGTATTGAGGGACCAGGTCGGATTGAACGGTCAACGGCCTGTCGCTGAAAAGCTGGGTGTCAGTAACACAGTGATCAGCCAGGTCGTCAATGAAAAATACCCTGGCGATATGGGCCGAATTCAGGCTCTGGTGGAAAGCGTGTACATGAGCAAATCAGTGTTGTGTCCGGTGCTTGGTGAAATCGCCTGGCATACCTGCCAGATGCACCAGAAAAACACTCACACCGGCAATCCGACCAAGCTGCGCTTGTATCGGGCCTGCCGCAGTGGCTGTGAAAACTCGGATTTGCCAGTGACGCAAAACATCCAGTTAAACCCGAGCGCAACGCTTAATCGCAGCCTGAAGGTTTACGACGCAGATGCAGTGATCGCCCGGTTAAAGCGCCAGGTGGAATCCGATGGCGGCGGGCCGGCTCAATTAGCTGAGTTGCTGCAATCAGAACTGAAGAATCTGGCGACCAAACTGAACAGAACGGACAAATGACCATGAAAAATACTAACGCTATCAAGCTGGCGCTCCGCGACGCCACCAACGCCGTGAACCTGTTGGATAAACGCGGCTACAAAGTGATTGGGCTGAGCATGAATCAAGCGCAACCAATCATCACCATCAGCACTCCACCGGCCAGCAAAACGCCAAAGGGTACAGAGATCCGCTGTATCCGTGAGCGTGGCGCTGCGCCAGAAAGAATTATGGCCGCGCCGTTTAACGGGTGTTTAGTCACCTGGAATGCCGACGATTCGGCCATGCAGTAACCCGCCAACAACCATCGCTATTGGAGACCCCATGGATACTTCTACACATGCAATTCCTGCCGGCTACTGGCAGAACGCTCAGGGTGCGTTAATCCCTGTGGAAATGGTGAAGCCGATTGACCGGGCACGGAATGATTTAGTGCATGAACTGGTGCAAAAGGCCAATGAATTGAGCCAGTTAATGGCCAAGTTTAAGACTTCAGCTTTTGCCGATATCGCTGCTTTTGTTGACCTGTCGCTGGAGCAGTACGACACCAACGTTGGCGGTAAAAAGGGCAACCTGACGCTGTACAGCTTTGATGGCCGCTACAAAGTGCAGCGCGCTATTCAGGAACACCTGCAATTTGATGAACGGCTGCAGGCGGCGCGGGCACTGATTGACGAATGCCTGGCTGACTGGACGGCCGGCGCTGCACCGGAATTAAAAGCCATCGTGGCCAACGCCTTTAACACTGACAAGGCCGGCAACATCAGCACCAGCCGCGTGTTAGGCCTGCGTCGCCTCGATATCAAAGACGAGCGCTGGCTTAAAGCTATGACCGCCATTGGTGAAGCGGTGCAGGTTGTCGGCAGTAAGGCTTATATCCGGGTGTATGAACGCATCGGCGATTCAGAAATGTACCGGCCTATTCCTCTGGATATCGCGGCGGTGCAGTTATGACAGCACCAGCACGTAAGCCAGCCCCACGGCCTGACGATGAAGCCATCCAGCGTGAAATTGCGGTGTCATTGGCCATCAGGGAACAGTACGTCACTAATCATCCAGGTGACACTTTTGAGCAAGGTGTTGCAGCCGCATTGCTCTGGGTACTCGGCAATGGCGAACTGCCAAACGGGGAGGCCAAGGGATGGATGAACTGACCAAAGCCTTATGGGAAATGCGCCAGCACATGATTTCACTCTGTGTGCTTTACAAGCTGGACGTATGGCCGCAAGTGCCCGGCTATGAATGCCTGATGAAAGGCATCGCCAGTACAGCCGGTATCGACGAAGACACACTCTGGAACTGGTTCGAAAACACTTGCGAGAGCGTTGAACAGCTGCAGGAGTTTGTCGAATTTCATAAAGCAGCATGAAGCGAAACAGTCCGGTATTGATGACCGGGCTGTCTATCCAGCGTCGTGGCTGGGTACTGATGAGCAGCGGGAGCATTCAATGATTAGCAAAGAGCAGTGGGCGACAATCGAAAAACATTTCAGTGAGCGAGTGTTTCACACTGAAAAATTCCAGTTGGGCGAAACTTTATTATCCGTCAGCAAGACATTTGTCGAAAAAAACAAACTCGGCTTAGTGGTTTACATAGACGGGGTTATTCAACCGTCCCAAGGAATTCAATCCAGCAGTTTATTTAACCCGCTCACAAGTCAGGTGTGGTGCAAACGCACAAAGCATCTTTACTCACCGGCAAAGAAACAGAAGCTCATCAACGAGTATGGCAAGCGTCGGATCAAACAGTATTTTCCGGATTTGGATAAAACCTATTCATATTTCTCTCCACTGTTTACCAGTGAAAAAACGCTCATTCGGCAGTTTAAAAAATTGGATGGGTTAAGTGTTGTCGCCGAGAGCGAATAAGCGAAACGCCAATTGGCGTCTATCCAGCGTCGTGGCTGGGTACTGATGAGCAGCGAAGAGGTAAGCAGTTTTGCAGACGAAAACATCAAAGCAGCATTTGATAAAGATGCTCCACATTGGCAAAAGCCAACTGCACATGGCCGACGAAAGCTATCGGGCGCTATTGGCCCACCACGGTAAAGGCAAAACAAGTAGCACTCAGCTGACCATTGCAGAACTGCAGGCTGTGCTGGATGCCATGGTTAATTTGGGTTTTAAGGTCGTTAAAAAGCCGGTTAAACCGGGGCAAAAACGCTTAAGCCCAACCAGTAGCGATGGCCCGCAAGATATCCGCGCAGTGATCCGCGCTGTTTGGGTGTTTATGGCTAAGGCCAAATTTCTGAACGACGGCAGTGAAACCGCTTTGAATAGCTGGGTGCAACGCATGACCTCTGAAATGAATGGCGGCATGGGTGTGGCTGAAGTTCAGTGGCTCCATGATGGCATGGCTGTGAAGGTGCTGGAGTCCTTAAAGCGCTGGTGTCGGCGTGAGATGTTCGACGCTTTGCGTTCTGACGGTCATGAAATCCACCCGCAAGCCAGTTACAGCCAGGTGCTGTCGAAATGGCAACGAATTTATGAAGGGCAGAGTGCATGAAGTTAGGCCGCTGTCCCGTTTGTCACAGTCACATTCAGCTGGATGCATTGATCCAGGATGAAGCCGGCCGGCAGTTGCTTGGCCTGATGTCAAAGCTGGGTTATCAGCTGGCGCCAGCCCTTGTGAGTTATCTGGGCCTGTTCAGGCCAACGAAGCAAGACTTATCCAATGGCCGTGCCTTAAATCTGGCGCAGGAAACACTGGCCCTGACATCTAACCAGCCGTTACTGGCCGAAGCACTGCGCGAAACCGTGCAAAGCATTCACAACAAACGGCACCAGGGCGAAAACAAGCCGCTGGCCAATCACAACTATTTAAAGCGGGTGATGGAAGCCAAAGCGCAAGTGCCGGTAGCCAACCGTTCGCCCAGTATCGAACTGAAACAACAGCACCAGCTGTCACCGGCGGAAGACCGCAGATTATATGAAGAGCGCATGCTGCAGTTAGGCGGCCGTATATTTACCAAGGTGGAACCATGAGCGAACAGCAGTTAGACGCCTTTTCGACACCAGAAGAGCTGCAGGATTTACTGCAGCAACTGGAGAACTTGCCGGACGACCAGCGCCAGGATGTGGTGAAACGTATTCCGGCAATGCTGCAAAGTCTGATGGCTCTGTTTACCAGCGAACTGCGCAGCAAGGGAGCTAAGGATCCAGAGCGACTGGCAGAACACCTGGTGATTTGTATGGCGAACTACTTTGGTGGGATGCAGCTGTATTTACCGCGCAACGACAAGCTGGCGCTGGAGCTTCGCAACATCCGGATTTATCAGCAACACCGGGGCGGTAACACAGAACAGCTGGCCCGCCAGTACGGCCTGACGGCAATTCAGATTTATCACATTGTTCGGGAACAGACTGTCGCTGAGCGGGCGAGGCGGCAGATGGGACTATTTTAGAGACGCGATGTGGTTGAGTCTTTTAAATGTTTTCCGTTATAGTCACAAAATTGACCATGCAAAGGAAAGCTAATGTACTCTTCTGAAACTCTCAACCTCTCAAAACTTGTTGTTAACCAAGATAATCCTCGATTTCCTGAACCTCAAGAAAATCAAAGAGCTGCAATAAACACAATGCTAAGGTTACAACAAGACAAGTTAATACAACTGGCAACTGACATTTGCGAAAGAGGATTAGATCCCACTGAAAGAGTACTAGTGGTGCCATCTATTGAATATGACGGACGCTTCAAGGTCCTCGAGGGGAATCGTCGTATAACCGCGCTTAAAATTTTGCACGAAAATGGTTTGATTGATGATGAAAAGACAAAAGCGGTCATCAGCCGACTAGCAAAAACAGCTCAGTCACTGCCTCAGACAATTGAATGTGCAGTTCTGGAGGATGAGTCAGACTCTGAGCACTGGGTTTCATTGAAACATACAGGGCAGAATAGCGGAAAGGGTCGTGTTGAATGGCAAACCACTGAAAAAGAACGTTTTAAAGCTAGCCTAGGCAATGAGTCCTATACGAATCAATTTTATACATATCTTATGTCGGAAGACATGTTTGAGGATTTGAGAGCTGATATCAAAAAGTTGGTCAAACCTACGAATATTGGTCGTTTGTTAGGCGATCCTTATGTTCGGAAATGCCTTAATTTGGAGCCAATAAACGGTTTTTTATTTTGCAAGATTTCTAAAGAACAATTCTTTGACAAGTGCTATGTGTTAATTAATGAAATGCTTGGTAACGGTACTATCGAAAACTTTCGAGTGCAGAACATTTTTTATAAAGAAGACCGCTTAGGCCTAATGTCAAAGCTCCGGATCAATGAATTTTTCACTGGATTAAGAGACAAGCCTTGGAAAATTAGTGAACCTCAGAAATATCAAGAAGAAACACCGAATTCGCAAACTGAGGGAAGTGCGACTCAGCAAAGTGGCTCTGAAAAAAGCAGAAATGCCAATCAAGATAGCTCTTCCACTACTACTGATGCGACTAAACAAGATAATTCAGAAACCGGCAGCAGGAAGCATCGTCCTGAAAATTCAGACAGGAACAAACTGATCAGTCAGTATTTTACGCTTAAAATTGAGTCCCAAAAGTGCAATGAGATATTTAAGGAGCTAAAAACGAAGTTAGTTCCTATTGAACCGTATAAATACAGCATTAGTGTAATGATAAGAATTTTTCTTGATTTATCAGTCTCATACTTCATCGAGCATAGAGTACCGAAGGCTAAGAGAGTAAAATGCCAAGGGCTACATGAAAAAATAGTTTTTGTTAGCAACTACTTGCGAGACAATGACGAATTGGCACCGAGTCAAGCGACCGCAGTACAGACATTTTCCAGCTCTGTTACGGGAAGAACTGGTGATTTGCAACAGTATGTACACAACGAAAGTTTCCAGCCAGAAAAGTCCAAGCTTATTGCCGAGTGGGATAATTTTTCTCCCCTATTTCGTGCTATCTGGAAATAACAAGGTCAATTTAAAATGAGATACTACACCCCGTTACGGTACCCAGGTGGAAAAGGCAAGCTCTCCTACTTTATAAAAGCGTTGCTAGAAGATAATAATCTTGTTGGAGGCGCTTATGTAGAGCCATTCGCCGGTGGTGCAGGGATAGCCTTAGAATTGCTCCTTCAAGAATTTGTTAGCGAGATTTACATAAACGACATCGACTATGCTGTTTATTCTTTTTGGCGTTCTGTTATCGACCATACTGAAGACCTGTGTGCGGCTATTGAAAATACAGCTGTGACAATCGATGAATGGCATAAGCAACGTGAAATACTGAAATCTTCAGATAACATTTTAGAATTAGGGTTTGCAGCATTTTTTTTAAACAGAACAAATCGGTCTGGGATTCTTAATGCAGGTGTAATCGGTGGGAAGAAGCAAGACGGAAAGTGGAAACTTGATGTCAGATTTAACAAGTCAGAGTTAATCGAACGAATCCGAAAAATTGCAAGTCATAGAGAACGTATTCATGTTTCCAATCTGGATGCTGTTCAATTCTTGAACACAATCACGCATATTTTGCCGCGTCGTTCTCTAATTTATTTAGACCCTCCGTATTATGTAAAAGGACAAGGTCTCTACAGGAACTTTTACGAACATCAAGATCATGTAGATATAAAAAATGTTGTAGCGAGTATTCTTGATATACCTTGGATGGTTTCGTACGACAATTGTCCTGCGATTAGAGAAATTTATTCAGATTTTGAAATCTTTGAGTATGCACTCCAGTACACTGCGCAGGATAAGAAAGTTGGTTCGGAATTGATGGTTTTCTCTGACTCACTCGTACTGCCTGAAGCAACACTTGGTAAAAGTCTAGTAGCTTAGTTAAGTAGTTTAATATCAACAGTTTATCTAGAAAAACTAATCTGCGGTCACCAATGACCAACCGCAGATTAGGCAGATGTCCCCCAAGCTTAAACTTCATTTAAAAACTCATTCTTTTTCTCACGGCACGTACGGCGAACTGTTTGACGGCAATACCGGTGAACGGCTTTGCGTTACTGTCGAGTGCCCCTGGCTAAACAACGAAGCTGGACGCAGCTGTGTACCAGCCGGCGACTATGTTGTTGAATTGCATGTCAGCCCACGCTTTGGCAAATCTCTGATTATTGCTGCACCAAACCTTGGTGTTACGCATGAAGGCCCGAGCCTTCGCACTCACTGTTTATTCCATTCTGCGAACCGCGCGTCTGAACTCAAAGGCTGCATTGCACCAGGTGTGCGTTTTGGCTCTGTTGACGATGACTGGGCGGTGCTGGATTCGCGTAAAGCGCTGGATAAGCTGCTGGTGCTAGTTGGCAACGATAAAGTGCCACTACGTATCGAGCGTGCGTGATGGGGCGCAACTGGGACTGGAGCTTTGACTGCGGGCGCGAAAAACGCATGCAGGCAGAGCACGCAGCTGCCCACGGCGGCTCGCCAGTGCCAGGCAAACCACCTCTGCATAGCCACGACAGCACCATGCAATCTTTCTTCGAAAAAGGCTGGGCCTCGCCAACACCGGTAGAGATCCAGCGTTACATCAACCCTCCGCCGCCGATTGGTTTACAACTCAAAGCCAACCATCGTCTGCGCGACCTGTTAGGAATTTGATTATGTCTATTGCACTTGTAGCCAGTGTGGCCGCCATGGCTGTGCGCCAAGGCCCGAACGTGATCCGCGGTATCGCTTCTTTATTTGGTGGCAATGACACCGCAGATAAAGTGGCCAACATTGTGGAGCAGGTCGGCAGTATCGCCGGTATCAGTCCGGAGCAAAAAGTTGCGAAAGTCGCCGAGAAAATCGCAGCGCTGCCACCGGAAGTATTGCTGGGGTTAGAACAGCTCAAAGTGGAGCTGGAAAAAGAACAAACCCGGCGCCAGGAGCTGGCTTATAACGACCAGCAAACTACGCACCGCGAAACCCAAATGACGATCCGAAACGGCGATAACGTCACGGACGAATATGTCCGCCGCACCCGGCCGATGATGGCCCGGCAGTCATTTTATCTTGGGTCGCTATATGTGATTGCGATGGAACTGCTGATGGCCATAGGTAAAACCACAAGTGGCGCTGATTGGGCACTGGCCATGGCGATTTATACCCCAGCGCTTAGCTACATGGGCCTGCGGACTCTGGATGGCTTTGCTCCCTTTGGTAAAAACAGCAGCCAAAAGCCAGGAAAGCCGGCATGACAGATGTAATCGACCAGGCAGCACTGCGGGAAGAACAGATCCGGCAACAGGCAATTAATGCTGCGCTTAGCAAACCGCTTGAATCTCAGGATATCGACGAGTCGGGTAATTATTACTGCAATGACTGCGGCATTCAGATCCCGTTCAAACGCATTGCTGCAGTGCCCCATGCCGTGTGCTGCATCGACTGTCAAACCATCCGCGAACACAAAGGAAAGCACTTTGTTTGAAGACATCAATTACACCGGGGCCAAGTTCTGGCTGGACTTTCTGCAAGTCGCTTTTACCGCGTTGATTGGCTTGTATGTCTGGCTTAGTAAGCCAACCAAGCAAAACAAAATCGCCACGGAACAGCTCCGGGAAATTCTGCTGGCACAAGACCGTCGACTGGGAGAACTGGAGTTAAAGCTGCAGTTCATCCCGGATCAAGACGAATTCCATGCCCTGGACAAAAAGGTTTCTGAGCTGGTCGGCAAGATGGACAACGTGCATGGCCGGATGCGCTCGGTGGATCAGAAACTCGATTTACTCATTGAAAACGAACTGCGAGGGAAATCCTGATGTTGCAGGAATTGATGACCGAACATCAGCGGCTGGCCATTTTACGCCTGCTGGCTGAGGATTCCGGGTATGACCTGAACGAATCCATTTTGCATGATGGCGTGAACGCACTGGGGCTGGATATCAGCCGGGACCAGCTGCGGACGCAATTAGCCTGGCTCAGCGAGCAGGGCTGTGTGCAGCTCGACAAAGTAGGCTCAGTGCAGGTCGCCAAACTGTCCGAACGTGGCTTAGATGCTGCCAATGGCCGTGCCCGCATCCCTGGGATTAAACGCCCAACACCAAAATAAAAGGTGCCCCGATGAATGACAAAGTCACCAGGGGCCGTCGCAGCAAAATCCATCTGTTACCCGAAGAGATCCGGCGTGAGCTGGACGCCAAGCTGCGCGATGGCCGCCTGACCCAGCAAGACGTGCTGGACTATATCAACGACCTTATCGAACAAAGCCAACTGCCTGAAGACGAAAAGTCAGAGCTGAAAATCAGCCGCTCTGGCCTCAATCGCTACGCGACCCATCTTGAAACTATCGGTAAGGACATCCGCGAACTGCGGGAAGTCAGCAATGCCTTGGTGGCACAGCTTGGCGACAAACCTACTGGTGATGTCAGCAAGATGATTTTGGAGATTGGCCGCACTCAGCTGTTCAAAGCCATGATGCAGCAGTCTTCAGCGGAAGAAATGGATATCGGCCTGATAAAGGACGCCATGCTGGCTGCACAGCGCCTTGAAGCTGCGGCGATGCAAAGCCATAAACGCGAAAAAGAGATCCGCCAGTTGTTCGCTGCAGAGGCCGTAGAAGCTGCGGAAAAAGTAGCGAAGCAAGCCGGCTTAACTGCCGAAGGCGTGGCCACTCTTAAGCGCGAAATTCTGGGGATCGCCTGATGAACTTATTTTCAGAACGAGTCGCAAATTTGCTGGGGTTCATCACGAAAGCGCAGGCGAAAAGCGAAGGGTATTCCCATCACGCGAGCTACTACGGAATTCCGCTTTGGATGGGTGACATTGAAAGTGATGGTCCAATTGTCTCCGTAAAATGGCGACCGCTGGACTGTGTAATGGATTTGTTCATGTACATCGAGGCGTTCATGTTTCCGCTAGTCCATGGCGCAGATACCGAACCCATGTTCATGTTTAAAATCCATGGGGAATTGAAGTGAAAGTGCGCAAAATCATTCAGGCGTCCGTGCTGGCCAGCAGCCTGGTGCTTTCACCATTGGCTCAGGCCATTCAGGCCAAAGCACCTGCCAGCCAATCAGCGATCGCTACCAATGCGCCAGTGTTGCAGGTGACTGCAGCGCAGAACGCGCAGGCAGTTGCTGATCACAACGCCGGCCAGCTCAGTCTGTTCGACCCTGGCGAAGTCTTGCTGGGTTATCAGAAACGCTGGATAGCCGACGAAAGCCCTTTAAAAATTGCCGAGAAAAGCCGGCGAACTGGCATTACCTGGGCAGAAGCTTGTGATGCGGTGCTATGTGCATCCACCCGGCGCCAGGATGGCGGCTGCAACCATTTCTATGTGGGCAGCAACAAAGAGATGGCCCGCGAGTTTATCGAAGCGGCGGCCATGTGGGCGCGGGTCTTTAACAAGGCCGGCTCAGAAATTCAGGAAGAGCTGTTTGTTGATGACGGCCAGGAAGGCAAAGAGATCCTAACCTTTGTCGTGCATTTTGCCAGTGGCTATAAAATCCAGGCGCTTAGCTCCAACCCGTCGAACCTTCGCGGTATGCAGGGTAATGTCACCATCGACGAAGCCGCATTCCACGAACGTCTGGCCGAAGTATTAAAAGCCGCCCTGGCACTGACCATGTGGGGCAGCAAAGTCCGTTTAATCAGTACTCATAACGGCATTGAAAACCTGTTTAACCAGCTAGTTCAAGACAGCCGCGCCGGCAAAAAACGCTACTCAATCCATACCATCACGCTTGATGATGCCTGCCGCGATGGCTTGTATCAGCGCATCTGCCAGACACGAAAGCTCAGCTGGAGCATGGAAAAGGAAATCGAGTGGAAGGAAGGTCTGCTTAAAGACACCGCCACCGAAGAAGATGCGCTGGAAGAATATTTCTGTGTGCCAAAGGCTGGCGCTGGCATCTATTTGAAACGCACGCTCATTGAGCGCGCCATGGTCAAAGACCACAGTATTCCGATTGTTCGTTTTACGGCGCCCAAAGACTTTGAGCTGTTATCCGATGCAGACCGGCAGCGCATTGTCAGTGAATGGCTGGAAAACAATGTGCAGTTTTTGCTGGAGCAGCTGCCGGCGAACTGCCGGCATGTATTCGGCGAGGACTTTGCCCGCAAAGGTGACTTGTCAGTATTTGTACCATTAACCATCCGGCCGAACCTGACCAAACGGGTGCCATTTGTCGTTGAGATCTCCAACGGCACTTATGAAGCTCAACGCCAAATCCTGATGTACATCATGGAGCGCCTGCCGCGCTTTACTGGGGCAGCATTTGATAGCACCGGTAACGGCGGGTATTTGGCTGAAACGGCTAGGCTGAAGTTTGGCACTGAAATGGTCGATTGCGTGATGCTAAGCCAAGCCTGGTATCGGGAGTGGATGCCCAAGCTTAAAGCCGAGTTTGACGATGGCTTTATCGAGATCCCGCGTCACCAGGACATCCTTGACGACCTTTGCAAAATCCAGCTGAAAAACGGCGTGCCACAAATTGAGAAAGGCTCCGGCAAAGGCACGGATGGCCAGCAGCGCCACGGTGACTTTGCAGTTGCGCTGGCCATGGCCGTTCGCGCCAGTTGGATGGAAGGTGGCGAAATCGACTTCACCTCAATCACAGCACTAACACAAAACAAAGACTCCCCCTCAGAAATGCAATCCTCATCAGGATGTTGGTAATGCAAACAGATAAAAATGGCACCATGTTCCGGGTGCGAGAGAAACAAAAACAGACCGATAACAGCCCGCGCATTCTGCAGCTGCGCCGGGAGTTCGCCGAACATCCAAGCCGTGGTTTAACGCCGATGACTCTGGCGGCCATTATGACGGATGCAGAGCAGGGCAACTTACTGGCGCAGTGTTACCTGGCTGAAGACGTTGAAGAAAAAGACGGCCATATCTATGCCGAGCTGTTCAAACGCCGGATGGCGCTGACCAGTGTGCCGTATCGTATTGAACCACCACGCAACGCCAGTGCCCAGGAAAAGAAAGACGCCGCCACCTACAACGATGTGTTGTCCGATATCCCCAACTTTGAAGATGTGATCTTCAATATGGCCGACGGTATTTTAAAGGGCTTCAGCAATCTGGAGTTTCACTGGGAGCGCTATAACGACTTTCGCTTGCCGGCGGATTTTCAGCACCGGCCGGCTACATGGTTCCAGTTATCTCCGCATAATCAGGACCAGTTGGTGCTGCGTAACGGCACTTCTGAAGGCGAAGCGCTGGCGCAGTTCGGCTGGATCCAGCATCGCCACGCTGCCAAAAGTGGTTACGTCGCCCGCACAGGTTTGATTCGCCAATTAGCCTGGCCATTTATCTTTAAGAACTATTCGGTACGAGACCTTGCCGAGTTCTTGGAGATCTATGGCATCCCGATCCGGATTGGTAAATATCCGGCCGGCGCCAGTGATGATGAAAAGAACCGGCTGCTGCAGGCCGTCTGGAGTGTTGGCCACAACAGTGCCGGCATTATGCCAAAGGGCATGGAAATGGATTTTGTCGAAGCGGCCAAAGGCGGCGGCGATCCGTTTTTGAGCATGATGTCCTGGTGTGAGCGCGTCCAATCCAAGGTTATTTTGGGCCAGACATTAACAGCACAGGTTGACAGTACCGGCAGCCAGGCGCTGGGGAATGTACACAATGAAGTCCGGCTTGATATCCGAAATCATGACTTGCGCCAACTGGCCAGCACGCTAAATCGCGATTTACTGTGGCCAATGCATATGCTGAACGGCAAATCGTACACCGGCGACCCGCGCCGGATGCCGCAGCTGAAATTTGATATCGAGGAAGCCGAAGATATCAAGCTGTTCAGTGAAGCGTTGCCAGCTTTGGCCAATGCCGGTATGAGGATCCCAACAGCCTGGGCACATCAAAAATTATCAATCCCGTTACCGGAGAACGACGAACCGGTGCTGGGAGCACAAGCACCAGTTGTACCAGCAAAAGAGAAAGCGGCAGCGCTGACAAGGGCCATAGCCAGCCTGAAAGCCGAATTGCCTGAACAAGACATTGCTGACCAGCTTGCGGCACAGCTGCGAGCAAAAGCAGCGCCAGTGATGGGCAAGTTGTTAAAGCCAATTGAAGAATTGGTCGCGAACGCCACCAGCCTGGAAGACTTGCTGCAGCAACTGCTGACACTTGAAGGCAAGCTGGATGAATCAGAACTGGCCGAAGTGATGCAGCTGGCGCTGAGTGCGGCAGAAATGGGTGGCCGGTTTGATGTTGCTGTGGGGAACTGATGCCAACACCACCCCCAAATACCGCTCAGTACGGCAGCTTGCCATTTAAAGAAGCCATCGCGTTTTTCCGGGCCAAAACCAATCTGCCCAGTGAGCGCTGGGCAGATATCTGGCGCGAGCAGCACAACGTCGGTTTTATGGTTGCCGGTGCGATGAAGACCGATTTACTGGCTGATTTACGCCAGGCGGTGGATGCAGCTATCGCCGAAGGGCGCAGTTTAAAGTGGTTTCAACGCGAGTTTAAAAACATTGTGAAACGCACCGGTTGGGAACATACCGGCGATGCCGCCTGGCGGGCGCGGACCATTTACGACACCAATATGCGCCAGGCTTATAACGCAGGTCGTTATCAGCAACTGCAGCAGTTTGAATTCTGGCGTTATGTGCATGGTGATAGCCGATATCCGCGCCCAGCACACCAGGCTAAACACGGCTTGGTTTTACCTAAGACTGCAGCCTTTTGGCAGGTATGGTTTCCGCAGAACGGCTGGGGCTGTAAGTGCAAAGTTATTGGCGAGACTAAACAAAGTCTGGAGCGAAAAGGCCTGAAGGTTTCCGACGAACCAGAAATCGAGCGCCGTGAATGGGTCGATAAAAAGACCGGCGAAGTGCACCTGGTACCAAAAGGCATTGATCCAGGGTTTGACTATGCACCCGGCGCAAGCAAACCCAGTGAGCAAGTAAAACAGCAACTGGATGACAAGTTACCTCTGGCAGAGCGTTTACCAGACCGGTTAGTTCCTTCAGCTTTTAGCACGGTGCCAGGTGTAAATATCCATCGGCTGAATGAGAAACTGACAGAACTCGCAGCAACCTCTGCTGGCCCACAAGTGCAGCTGTTGTCGCAGTTCCTGCAAAAGCATGACATCAAAACGATGTTCATTACCCAAGCTCAGATGAACCCCAAGGCGATTGCGGCAGCCAAGCTACGTGGAGATATACAGGATTATCTCTCCAGCGAGTTGGGTTATCACCCGATGAATCTGTATACACTCAGAGAGTTTGAGCAGGCTGCTGGGTTCACCGCGCCAGATTTTAATCACGTAGTGATTAAGGCCGGCGTAAGCTCGATGTTAAGTCGAACTGTTGTCAGTGAGTTGCAGCAAGCAGTAAATGCTGTGATAAGACTAAAAGCTGCGGAACGGCCGGCGTTTACGTTGTCAAATATTATTAGTAAGTACGCCACGAATGGCGAAGACGCAGTGTTGCTGACCAATTGGTTACATGAGATTGGCCACCAGTTGCATTATAAAACAGGTGGCGGCATACCAAAGTCTTTGAGCAAATATTGGCTAACCGAATATCAGCTGACCGATTATAAAGAATGGCACGCAGAATTGTTCACACTCTGGGTATTAGACCGGGCCGCGCTCGACGCATGGAATAAGGATGTTGCTGTATACTTCGATGCGCTGATGCGTCAAGTAATGGGAGGCTGATAAATGGCAATCGAAGACATTTTCACGATGCTGGAAAATGGCACCTATCCACCGGCGGAGCTAACGCCTTTGAGTGACCAGGCGTTTGCATTGTTAAAAACCGATCTGCCATTTAGGGAAAAGTGGATGCAGATCCAAATATTGTCAAAGCAAGTACGCCGAGCAGGTGGTGAAGATGCAGACCGCTTTAAGTGGGTGATTGAATCGATTTATGCCGGTGCAACTGCAGAGGAAATCAGCCTTATGCATGAGGACATAGTCTGATGGCCGGCGTACGACTCAATGCTCAACTGACCGGTGTGGCTGATTTGGTGGATACCCTCAATCAGCTGATGAATAAAACCCGGGATCTACAGCCAGCACTTTCTCAAGTCGGCGAATATCTGCTGGAGTCGCACCAATCTCGCTTTCAACTGGAAGTTGCCCCAGACGGCACCCCTTGGGCACCGTTGGCTGCGGAAACCCTTGCCCGTAAAAAAGGTGAAGATCGCATCCTGCAGGACCAAGGTACTTTGCGTGACACTTTGAGCTATGAAGCTACCGCCTCTGAACTGCTGTTCGGTTCAAATCTGGAATATGCCGCAACGCATCAGTTTGGCCGCGAAGAGGATGGGATTGAGGGCCGCCCATTTATCGGCATCACCGATGGCCCCTGGCAGGATAGTGTGGAAATTTTGGGGATTTTGCGAGACCATCTGAATACGCCTTAAAAACGCCTGAGAAGCGATTTGAGGCAAGAGGCGCAATCACGCTATCAAAAGTAGGGTTGGCAGCGCTCAAAATCAGTTTTAAACACCATTTAAACGGTTTGGTTGTGGCAGCTCTCGAAGAAATTCCGGGAGAACCTTCCAAAATTCGCAAATTGCTTTAATTCAGTCCAGCACTCAGACCATATCAAAATCAGCCCAGTGAGTTTTTAACCCTGGGCTTTTATGTTTTCCAAATCTGCTTTGTCCATCGCCGTTCTCTCTGCTGCCAGTGCTGGCCAGCTGGGTTATGCCGTTCTGACGGCAGAACTGAGCGAAGGCGATGACTGGAAAATGTTGCTGCCTGATGGCGAGTTCTCTGCTGTTGATGGCCGGCCGCATGATGTGCCAGGTGGCAAATGGCGGATGAATGCCGAAGTTGCCGCACGACTGATTGCTAAAGCGGCACTTCGCCAAAATGACCTGGTGATTGATTACGAACACCAAACCTTAAACGCGGCCACTACTGGCATTGCTGCACCTGCTGCGGGCTTCTTTCGCGAATTTCAATATCAGCCAGGCAAGGGGCTTTACGTCAAACCTTTATGGACTACACGTGCTCAGGGCTTTGTTGATGCCAAAGAGTACCGTTACCTGTCTGCCGTTTTCCCTTATGACACCACTACCGGCGAGCCAACAGAAATTCTGATGGCGGCGCTGACTAACAATCCCGGCGCCATCGGTATGGAGGCGCTTGCGTCTCTGGTGGCTCGGTTTGAACAACCCACCCACGGAGATAAACCCATGTCTGATTTGCTGATCCAGTTGATGGCAAAGCTCGGCATTACTCTGAAGCCAGGCGACACCCTGACTGACGAGCAAGCCCAGGCCGCGCTGACCGCTGTGACCCACTTACAAGGCAGTGCCGGCAGTGTTGCCGCTTTAACTGCAAAAATCGAAACCCTTGAATCCGCCGGCGCCGGCAATGTTGACCTGTCGCAGTACGTGCCCATCGCGCAGTACAACGCCGCGTTGACACAGGTGGCCGCCCTAACGGCAACCACAGCCAGCCTGACTGTGGAGCAAGTGATTGCCCAGGCAGAGCAGGACGGCAAGCTGATCCTGGCGTCGGAAAAAGACTACCTGGTGAGCCTCGGCAAGCAAAACATGGCTGCACTGACAGCACAGCTTGCTGCCCGTCCGGTCGTTGCCGCTTTAACGGCAAAGCAGACCGAACAGCGCAAAGCGCCGGATACGCAAGACAAATCATCGGTCGCTGCGTTAACGGCTGACCAGAAATCAATCGCTGACCAAATCGGCATTTCCCACGCTGAGTTGGCTCAGGGCTTAGGAGTTTAAGCACATGGCACTTGTTACCAATGCAACCTTAAACGCGATGCGCGTTGGCTTTAATAAAGTTTTTGAACAGGGCAAAGCTCGGGCAAAGCCGCAGTATATGCAGGTGGCCACAGTGGTTCCCAGCACCACCAAAAGCAACACCTATGGCTGGTTAGGTCAGTGGCCGGGCTTTCGGGAGTGGGTGGGCGATCGCGTCATCAATTCGATGAAAGAGCACGCCTATTCCATCCAGAACAAAGACTTTGAAAGCAGCGTCGGTGTGGACCGCAACGATATCGCGGACGACAACCTGGGCGTCTATAACCCGATGTTCGATGAAATGGGTTATGCCTCGGAAGTGTTCCCGGATGAACTGGTGTTCCCACTACTCAAGGCGGGCTTCACCACACTCTGTTATGACGGCCAGTATTTCCTCGATACCGACCATCCGGTCAATACCAAAGTCGACGGCTCAGGCACCAACAATTCAGTGTCCAACGTCATTATCGATGGCGCTTATGTCGGCGAGCCGTGGTTCCTGCTCGATGTCAGCCGCTCTCTGAAACCGCTGATTTACCAGGAACGCAGCAAGCCGCAGTTTACGGCGATGGATAACCCGAACGACGAGCAGGTCTTTACCAAAAAACTGTTCCGTTACGGTGTCGACCTGCGGTCCAACGTTGGTTTCGGTTTCTGGCAGATGGCGATTGGCGTCAAGAAAGAACTGACTTACGCCACGCTGTGGCAGGCCATTGAAATGATGAGTGGCTTTAAAGCGGATGGCGGTCGGCCGCTTGGTCTTGGCAAAAACAAACTGTTGCTGGTGGTCCCGAACAGTAAACAGAAAATCGCCAACCAGATTAAGGCTCGCGATCTGATTGATGATGGCGGTGTTTCAGTCAGCAATGACCTCAAAGACAAGTTCGACGTTCTGGTCGCCGACTTCCTGTAACCCCTGGCATAGCCCCGGCGATTGCCGGGGCTGGAGAACCTTATGACATTGCAAACGAAAATTCTGTTGGTGACAGCTTTGGCAGGTAGCTTTCGACGGGCCGGAATTGGCTTTACCGACAAAGGCACCGCGTTACTGCCCGAACAACTTACTGATGACCAGTACCAACAAATCATTGGTGAAAAACGTCTGTCCGTACGTGAAGTTACTCCGGACCAGATACCAGATGGCGTCGACACAAGCGCGATCCAGTCGTTGCTGGCTGGCAACGGTCAAGGCGCAACAACAGACGGCACGCAAAGTACGGTGACAGTGAACACGCTGGCAGAAGCCTTTGCGCTGCTCGACCCGTCAAACCCGGACCACTTCACTCAGGGCGGCAAACCACAGCTGGATCCCTTAAGCAAAATGCTGGGCCGTTCAGTCAGTGGCGGTGAGCGTGACAGCGCCTGGAATGCCTTCACAGCGGCAGGTAGCGTCTGATGTACTGCGACCTGACGGAACTGCGCATTCGCTTTGGCCTGGACGAGATTAATCAGCTGATTGATCCGGACGGAACCGGACCGGATGAGTCGATAGCCCAGGCAGAACTGGCAACCGCCAGTGCTTCCATCGACAGCTATCTGGCAGGTCGCTACACACTGCCGCTGACTGTTGCACCGGTGATCCTGACGGGCATTTGTGCCGACCTGACCCGTTACGCACTGTATCGCAACGCGGTACCGGAGCTGGTCAAAGAGCGCTACCTCGCCGCCGTTCGTTGGTTGCGTGACGTGGCTGACGGCAAAGCATCGCTGGGGTTAAGCACCAGCCAGGCGACGCCGGCCACCGATGCAGCCATTGAAATTAAAAGTGGTGGCAACGTCTGGCACCGCGACGCCAGCAAAGGGTTTATCTGATGTTACTTGCCAGTATTGCTGCGTTGTTAAGCGCCTACCAGGTGGACGGCAAAGCGGCATTTGGGGTGGTAGGCAGTGCGTTTAGCGTGGCCGGTGCCATGAAAGATGGCATCAAGCGTCCCACTGAAGCTTATGTGATCCCGCTGCCATCTGGCTTTGGGCAAGCCACACAAGACCTTGGCCCGCTGCTGCAACAATGCCGGTATGAGTTTGGCGTGGTGGTCGGGCTTCGCCTGGTCGACGACCCCAAGGGTGAAAAAGGCCCGGCGCTGATGGACCAAACAACAAAAGCAATCACGGCATGCCTGCTTGGCAGATGTCCCGCGCCTGGTGCGGACCGGATTGAAATTACCAGGGCAGAACCCATCGGCATCAAAGAAAACACGCTTTGGATGCTGTACCGATTCAAAACCATGGTGTCAGTGCACCAGGAGTAAAACATGGCTAAATCAAAAGACCAGCCGGCCGAGCCGGCACCGTTTACCCCGCCTTCAGGTGGTGGTCGTTATCAACTGATTAATGGTGTACCGGTGCCTGTCACAGAAGATGAAGTGACAGATCCAGAACCAAGCGGAGAGTAAAAATGCCTGCATTACGTGCTGAAGAAGAATACGTTTTAGTAAAGGTCAGTTCCGGTGCTTATGGTGCCGATGTCGCGTTACTTGCCGCAGATGCTGTTGCTGTATTTGACGTGAATTACAGCACTGAATACACCAAAGAAACGATGAACGAAGCGCTGGGTTTCCCAGGTGGCCAGTCGGAAAAAACAACGGGTGGTTATCAGAAAATCAGCTTCAAAGCCTATGTCCGCGGCTCGTCGGGTAAAGATGTCCCAACACCAAACGGCAAGTTGCTGCGCCTGTGTGGCAATAGTGAAACCGTGACTGCGACCACTAGTGTGACTTATGCGCCGGCTACGGACAGTCACGAACATGGCACTATTTATTACTACATCGGCGGTACCGCTGGTGTGTTGCATAAGCTGACCGGCGTGCGCGGATCGGTCAAATTCGTCAGTAAAGTCGGTTCTTTAGACTATTACGAATTTGAATTCATGGGGCTGGATAACGGGCCAGTGACGGCAGGTACTCTGCCTGTTGTGGATTGGTCTGGTTTAACGACGCCAATGCATACCGCTGCGAACACAGTGGAAACGATGACGCTGTTTGGACAGGCCGTGGGTATGGCAAACATGACGATCAGTTTCGGCAACGTCTTCAGCCACATGCATGTGACCAACCAGGAAGAAATTGCTTTTGACTCTCGTAAAGGCACTGTCGATATCTCAATTGTCGAGCCGCCAATCGCGACCATCAACTGGTGGACCAAAGCGAAGAACGGCGATCAGGGCGCATTGACCTATCAGCGCGGCAAGGTTGCTGATGTTGCCAATATTCTGCTGCTGAACTTCCCAAATCTGCAGCTTGGCAGCGTCAGTCGACGCAAGGATGCCGGCAAGCTCTATCTCGATATCAAGCTCAGTATCCGTCCGTTGACGAAAAACAGCGATTACACCCTCGTGACCAAGTAACTCTTAAGTCTGGGCAAGGATGCCCGGCTTTTAAAAGACATTTCAGCATTTAAAAAAACAGAGGTTCCCATGACAACTCCACTACCACAAAAACGTTTTCAAGTCGCAGCCCTGCAGCAACGCCAGTTTAAAGCCCCAGTCGAAGTGAAATTGCCAAGTGACAGTGTCGATACTAAGGGCGCGATGCAATACGACACGCTGCATTTTATTGCCCGCTTTCGTTCTATCCCTGCAGACGAAGCTCGGCAGAACTTACAACGAGTACAGCAGCTGCGCACCGAAGATGCGCCGCTGGATGAACTACTGAATGAAAGCCTGGCGCAGACCAAAAGTTATGTGCTGGGTATCGAAAAACACCCTGAGCATCCGTTTCCGTTTGTCGCCGCTGATGGCCAGACAGATGCAGAAATCACACCTGATGTGATTGCAGAGCTTTTGAATGTGCGTGAGATCCGCGACGCAATTGAAGACACATACAACAAAGCCCGCACTGGAGATCTACTGGTAAAAAACTCCAGGAAGTAGCGCAGTGGTGGGCGGCCGGGGCGGTGAATAAAACAGACGAAGTGACCAAGCGCATGCAGGAAGCAGGCGCTCCCCAGGAGTTGATTGATCAGGTTGTGGCTAAAGACACCGGCATGCCCGATGTGCAGCCCGCCAACTTTATCACCACTCGGCTTTTCTTTACCTGCACTACTCAGTGGAACTATGCCGGAATGACCGGCATCCGTACCGGACTTAATTACCAGTCGGTTGATGTCCGGTCAGCAAAAATGCCTGATTTTCAGGCGCTGGACTTAGATGAACAGAACTGGGTTTGGGAGGGGCTGCAAGTGATGGAGGCCGCCGCGCTTAGAGTCTGGCAGGACAACGCTTAACGCGGTGACTTGAAGATAAATGCCCACAGGGCAAGCACCACCAAAACAATCACCATACCCACAGCAATTAAGAAACTCATGTCGTTAACCTTATCCGGGAAAGTAGCAGCAGTATGAATGACTTAGTACTTGCACTCAAGTTGACTACCCAAGGCGGCCAACTGGTGGTCAAAGACTTGTCTGCGGTGACTCAGGCCAGTCGAAATGCCGGGCAGGCAGTTGGCCAGTTGGGTCAAGCTGGTGGTCAGGCTGCTGCTGGAATTGGGAAAACTGCGCAGGAAGCAAATGAGCTGAGCCAGGAAGCAAAACAGGCCAAGACTGAGCTGGATTCTATGCATGGCCGGATGTTGGCGCTGGCAGGCGTCAGTGCCGTACTTTTTGCCGCATTGCAGTCTTTTGCCGGCGTCAAAGCCCTGATTGAACGGGCCGATGATTTTAATGTCCTGCAGCAACGCATCCGTACAGCAACGACCGAGACCAACGATTACAACACAGTCAGTGCTGAGATGTATGCCATTGCGCAGCGCAATGGTGCCGCTCTTGCCCCAACGGTAGAGCTGTTTCAGCGCTTATCTACCAGCCGTAAAGACCTTAAAGCTACTAATGCCCAAATGCTGGATTTTACCGATGCCGTGCAAAAGCTGGGCGTGATTGGTGGATCCAGTACCACGGCTTTAGAAGCGGGCCTGATGCAATTAAGTCAGGGTTTGTCGGGTGGCGTACTGCGGGCCGAGGAATTCAATTCACTACTGGAAAATATCCCTGAAGTGGCCAGCCGCATTGGCAAGGGGATGGATGATATCGGCAAATCTGAAAATGAGCTGGGCCTTGGCGATCTGCGCAAGCTGGTGCTGGAAGGCAAGCTGTTATCGGATGATGTGCTCAAATCCATCCTGGTGCAGTTGCCAGAAATTGAAAAGCAGTTTGGCAAAATGCCGGTCAGTGTTGGCCGCGCCGGTACCATGCTCGACAACAGCTTCAGTGCTGCCCTAAGCCGGGTTGATGAGGTCACTGGTGCGACCCAGGCATGGGCAGATGTGTTGGTGTCGATATCCAAAACACTGGACGGCATGAGTGCGTCTGAGCTGCAGAACGCGTCTGCTACTTTGCTGGCCATCGCCGGCGGAGCGAGCGCGCTGCTCTTTTTGTCACGCTACAACATTGGTCTTAAAGCGATCGGTGCAACTTCTGCGGGCCTTACTTTAACTTTGTTGCAAAAAACTGCAGCACTTATGGGGGTCTCAGCGGCTGCGGGTGTCGCCACTGGAAAAATTACGGCGCTTGGTATCGCCAGTGCTGCCGCAAGCAGAGCGATGGCCTTGCTGGGTGGTCCCGTTGGCCTCGCGGTACTGGCTGGATTTGCCATTTATGAATTTGCCAAAAATAGTGATTTAGGCACTGAAAAAGCAGATTTGCTGACTGAGCGCTTAAACAAACTGTCTGGCGCTTATGGTGAAGTTTCAAAAACGGATCTCCAGAAAGCGGTTGCCAGCAATACCAAAGAGCTGGCCACGAATGCAGATCGCATTGCCGAAATCACTAAAAAGATGGCTGAGAACCGCAAGGTTATCGACGGCGCACCAGGTAGCAATAAAGCCCAAAAAGCATATCGGGAAATGGGCGACCTGAAGCGCGAGCTGGCCGAATTATCAGCCACACAAAAAGTGCTGATGGATGACAGTGAAAAACTGGCTCAGTTGTTCTTTGACTTCTCCGGCGCCACAGATCCATTTGCCGAAAGTGCCGCCAAAGCCTCAGACGAGCTGCTCAAACTCTATAACGCCCAAATGCTCAATGCGCAGGCTGTAGATGCCAGTGGACGTGCTTTGTCCGGTATTGATTTAGAGCTGTTTAAAACCCAGTTTAAAGAAGCGACAACGCTGCCAAAAGACGCTGAAACAGCCATTAAACAGTTCTTCAAAACGGCGGAAGCATCGCAGCAATTAGCCGCCAACGACAAGTACCTGACCGGCCTCAAAGAAGAAGTGCGGCTGCAGCAGGTTCGCCTGTCCCAGGGCGAAGCCGAATATGAGCTGCAAAAAGCAATTAGCGGCCAGAAAGTCACAGATCCAAAGCAGCTGAAACTGCTACAGGACACTCTGGCACTGCAGCGGCAGATCAATCAGACCAAAACCCAGGGCGATGCCCTTAAAGCACTGAAGGCCGAAAACGACCTGCTGCAAATTCGCCTGACCAAAGGCGAAAAAGAGTACCAGCTGCAGAAGATGATCCGCGATTTGAAAGTTACGGATCCGGCTGTCATCAAACAACTGGATACTGAAATTGAACGTCAGCGCCTGTTGAATGAACAGCTGGATGTGCGCAAGTATTTGACCGATGGCAGTTATGACGAACTGCTTGATGGCCTCACCAAAATCGGTGATGCCGGCAGCAGCGTAGGCAATGCCCTAGTCGATAGCTTTGGCTCAGTCGCCGACCAGTTCGCCCGCATGGCTGAGCAACAAGACGAGTTCACCAAAAAATTTATAACGCTGAGCGAAGCCCGTAAAAAGGCCGAAAAAGAAGTTGATCCGGCGAAGCGCACCAAAGCCCTGGAGAAAGCCGACAGCACTGAGCGCAAGCTTTTGGAAGACCAAGCCCGGCTGCAAATGGGTAACTATGCCACCTTAGCCGGCGCGGCCAGCAAGATGTTTTCGGAGCAAAGTAAAGGCCGCCAGGTCATGCACAATCTGGAAGTGACTTTTGCTGCGATTGAAACGGCGTTGGCCCTCAAAAAAGCGGCGGCCAATGCGCTGTCGGCTATATCCAATCAGGGTAACGGCGACCCATATAGTGCCTTTACCCGTATCGCGGCGATGGCCGCCATTATGGCCGGTCTCGGGATTTTCAGCGGCAGCGCTGGTGGTGGCGTGAGCGCAGAAGACCGTCAGAAGACCCAAGGCACTGGCACAGTGCTTGGTGATGACAGCGCCAAATCTGGATCCATCGCCAATGCCCTTGGTCGCATCGAAGACTTAGAGCTGGACCAGTACGCTGAGCTGCGCTCAATCAACGGCAGCATCCGGGAACTCTCTGCCGGCATCAAAAATCTGGCAGTGAATCTGGTGGCCAGTTACGGCAAATTCAACGAATCAAATTACCCTGGCGAACTGGGCAAAGAATACAACCTGCAGCTCGGCAGCGGCCTTGCTTCCATGGTCGGTGGTGGTGTCATTGGCCTAGTGGTGGACAAGTTACTCGGCGGCTTGGTCGGTGGCCTCACTAATAAACTGCTCGGCGGCTTATTCGGCAGCAAAAAGACTGAATTGGTTGACAGTGGCCTGAGCTTTGCGGCACAGGAACTGGGCGACATCATCAGCTCTGGCCTGATGAACGCCACGGTTTACGACGTCATTAAAACGACTAAGAAAAAGCTGTTTGGCCTGAGTAAATCCAGCTCGGAAAGCACCGAATATCGCGCCATCGACAATGCGCTGCGCACAGAGTTTGCCCGCATTTTTGCCCACATGGGTAAATCTGTCACTGAGGCGGTGAACCTGCTCGGTCTGCAAACCAGCAAAACGCTGGAAGGCTTTGTGATTAATCTGCCGGCGCTGTCGTTTAAAGACCTCAAGGGCGATGAAATCGAAAAAGAGCTGCAGGCCATGTTCAGCCAGCAGGGCGACCTGATGGTGCAGTACCTGGTGCCAGGCATTGCTGAATTTCAAAAAATCGGCGAAGGGCTTTATGACACCCTCATTCGCGTTGCCCAGGAACAGGCTGTATTCAACGCCAGTCTGGACAGTCTGGGCCTGCAGCTGAGCCGATTTGCCGGTGTCACCAAAGCCATTGAGCTGGAAGTGGCCCAATCCATCATTGAACTGATGGGCGGCATTGAACAGTTCCAATCAGCAACAGCGGAATACTTTGCCGAGTTTTACTCCGAGCAGGAGCAGCTTGCTGCCATCACCAAATCTGCAGCGGCACAGTTTGCAAGCCTCGGCATTGCAATGCCTACCAGTCGCGATGGTTTTAAAGACTTGGTCGATAGTTTGGATTTAACGACCGAAGCCGGGCAGCGTATGTTTGCTGCGCTGATGGCGTTGGTACCGGCGATGGACCAGTACTATGACCAGCAAGAGCGCCAGGCGCGGGAGCTGGCCAGTTTCAGCAAATCCGTCGGTGACGAGTTGGCCAAACTCGATATGACCGACCTTGAAAAAAATCTGTTTGATTTAAAAGCCTGGTACGACGCGCAAATCAAAGAAGCCGCAGAACTCGGTGCAGACACCGGCCTGCTGGAAATTCTCTATGACCGAAAACGGGCGGCACTCATTGCCGCAGAGCTGGAAAAAGCAACGGCAGACATCAACAACACCTTTAAACAGCTGGTGGATAGTATCCAGGCTGCCAGTGCCGGCATTGGCAATGCGATTTTGGACATTCGCCGCCAGGGCGCGGGCTGGGATGAATCGGCCTATCAAAGTGGCCAGGTCAAACAGCTGCGCGGTCAGCTTGGTATCGGCGACATCACCGCCCAAATCAAAGCCATTCAGAACCTGCAGGGAGCCATTGTCAGCCGCTACCAAGCAGACATCAGTGCCAATAACCTGCTGATGCAGCAAGCGCAAACGGCACTCGATAGCCTGAACGCCAGCTGGGGCGAACTGACATCATCACTGGCCAGTGTGCGCAGCTCAATATCCGCCGCGATTTTAGATATTCGCCGCCAGGGCAGCGGCTGGAATGAAGTCAGTTATCAAAAAGGTAACATCAGCGACCTTCGCGCCAAGCTGGGCGTGGGCAGCGTGCTGGAACAAATCAATGTCGTTGGTGCTCTGCAACAGGCCATTGTCGACCGTTATAACGCAGAACTGGCGGCCAATCAGCAGCTGCAACAGGCCGCAGAGTCCCGGTATGAAGCGGATTTAGCCGCATACAACGCCCTGCGTGATGCAGCGCGCCAGCTGCTCTCTGCGGCCGATGCATTGCTGCTCTCTGACTACTCACCAGCACTGATGGGCGAGCAATTTAGCCAGGCACAGAAACAATTTACACAGCTCTTGGTCCGCGCCAAAAGTGGCGATATGGACGCCATGCGCGACCTGCAATCTGCCGGCTCCAGCTATCTCGATGTAGCTAAAAACTACTATGCCAGCGGCAGCTCGGAATACTCGGCAATTTTCAAAGAAGTGCAGGCCGCATATCGCAGCTTTAGTGGCATGGCCAACGGCAGCGACAACTCGGTACCGCGCCCGACTCAGCAGTACTACAGCGCATCGATCAGCATGCAGTCGGACACCATTGCGGAGTTGGAAGCCTTACAAAAAACGCTGACTGAGCTTGAGAAAAAAGCGGCAGAAGAGAAAGCCAAAGCAGAAGAAAAGGCCAAGGCGGAACTGGCAGCTTACCAGGCGAAACAGTTGGAGCTGCAACAAGGCGCTATCACTGAGCTAACTGATCTGCAGACTGCCCTGGCCACACTCGAAGCCGCCGCCGCCGTCCAGCGCGATAATCAATTGGCCACGCTGCAAAATGGGTTTGCGTCAGTTGTTGATGCGATCGGCAAAATCGAGCCGCCAATCATCATCATTAACCCGCCGGCACCGCCACCTGCAGCCACCAGCAATGCCGGAAGTGACGAAACCAATCGCGCAGTGGTTGAGCTGTTGCAGCAGCAGCTGGACGAACAGCGCGCAGCGAACACAGCACTGCAACGCCAAATGGCTGCGATACAAGATGACCAGCAGCGCACCCAGGACATGATCTTTGCACAGCGGAGGCAGGCATGATGTCGTTTGCTGACTGGATTAAAACGCCAGGTGTCGACCGCTGCTATCTAGTGGAATTTCAGGCGCGGGTGGCCGGCCAATTGCAGACTGTTCGCCGTGCAACACACCCGTACCGCTCTGGCCCGAATGACTCGCCAGCCTTTACACCCTATCCGGACACGGTTTTGTCTGTGGGTAGCTGGGGTCGCGAACTGACCGAGCTGTTTACCGGCTACAGCACCACGGCCAGTGTCAGCATCGAGCTGTTCTTGGACGACGAACTGCTGAGTCTGCTGGAAACAGCTAATGTCGGCGGCCTGCCGGTCACTATCCGTTGTGGCGATGCGAGCTGGCCGTTGGTGCAATTTGGCATTGTGATCTCCGCCACCGCTGATGCCTTGAAAGCAACGAGTTATGACACTGCCCAGCTGACATTGCGCGACAGCAGCGAACTGCTGCGCCGGCAGCTGCAGAGCACATTGATTGCCTCTGGTCCTAACGCTGGCCAGCCAGCACCTATCTGCCTCGGTAGATGTTTTAACGTGTCGCCAGTCCTGCTGAACGACGCCACCAAAACTTACCAGGTGCATGACGGCGCTATTCAAGCCATTACCGCTGTGCGTGAAAACGGCGTGGCCATTCCATACACCCCCAACCTGGCTGCCGGCACCTTTACGCTGACCAATAATGCCAAGGGCCGCGTGACCGCCGACGTCGACGGCGCCAAACCAGCTGGCGTCTGGCTGCAGAGCGCAGCTCAGATGATCACTCATTTGTTAAGTCGCTTTGGGATTGGCGCGCCGGCGGGCCTAGCAACGCTTCCAGCTTATCAGCTGGGTCTTTACATCACCGGTGATAAAACCCTGGCGTCGGTCTTGGATGACATCAGTGCCAGTGTGGGCGCTGCCTGGTATTACAGCCGGCTCGGCCAGCTGCAGTGGCTGCACTTTAATGGCCCCACAGCATCGGTAGCCACCATCAGCGCTGACGGCATTGAAGACAACAGCCTCTGGCCACGCCGGCGCATCACCCCGGCCAAGACCGTCAAAATCGGGTACCGGCGCAACTGGACGCCGCAAGCTGATGGCCTGGCAGGCTCTGTGCGTGAGACGACGCCTGCGCTGGCAACGACCTATGAGCTGCCTGAATCAACCGTACCAGTCAATAACGCCGGTGTGGCCGCCGCATATCCAGACGCAACAGATGTGTCTGTCAGCACGTTAATTGTCGGTGCGGCGGATGCGGCTACTGAGGCGAACCGCCGGGCAACGTGGGCTGCTGTGCCGCGCACCGTCTTTGAATTTTCGGCATTTGCCGCTCCGTTTAACCTCGATTTGGGCCAGACCGTGACCATTCAATATCCGCAATATTTTGTCGCCGGCAGCACGGCCGTTATTACCCGGCTGCGTGATGATCTGCTTTCCGACACCTGCACGCTGGAGGTGATCCGTTGAGCAACATCCGCATGCTGATGAAAAACCTGTGGGATGACGCCGCCGTGTCGGTAACGACAGGCACGCTCATTCCGACATTGCCGCTGACCAGCAGCCAGGTCTATGGCCGCAGTCTCACTGCCGGCATTACGCCGGACGGCACCGGCAAGTCCGCGGTGCAGTTTAATTTGGATGGGTTTTTCCTG